TATTTTTTCATTGGGAACGTATCTCCATATATAACCCCGTTCAACATCTTTATGCCCAAAAACTGTCATCATCAATCCTATTTTAATAACCATAGCTTTCTTGCCATCAAGCTGGACAATGTCTCCTTCTTTAAAAGGACCAAAATACTTAAAACTCATACCAGCAGCTACTTTCGTAGCAAAATCTTTTATCCATAAAGCGACAATAATACCTATCATCATTGCCATGAATGGGGTAATTAAGTCTGCGATTTGTAATCCGAAGTCATTTGGGTTCATGAGAATGTCTCCATTAATTGTGGGCCGAACTGAACCATAACAAAACTAATTGCTGCTAGAGCTATTATGCCTAGTAACATCCATTTCATTTTAAAGTCATCTACTACCATCTTGAATCCAATTATTTCATTTCCTAAGATGCGAAGTGACATTTCTAGTTTGCCCTCGTCTTCTGTTTGTGCCATTATTTTTACCTATGTTGTTTTGATTTATAATCAGCAATAGCGGCCTTAATGGAATCCTCTGCTAGTACTGAACAATGTATTTTTACTGGGGGTAAGTTAAGCTGGTCGACTACCTCTACATTTTTTATTTCTTTTGCTTCATTAACGGTCATACCTTTAAGCATCTCAGTAATAATACTAGAAGAAGCTATTGCAGAGCCACAACCATAACATTTAAATTTGGCATCCTCAATAATGTCATCTTTTACTCTGATTTGTAACTTCATTACATCTCCACAAGAGGGAGCGCCGACCATCCCTGTTCCAACGTTTCTATCTTCCATATCCATTTTACCCACATTACGTGGATTATTATAATGATCTAGTACTGCTGCGCTATATGCCATAATTTCTCCTTAGTAATAGTTTATATTTATTACAACTCTTCTATATACATCTGTTTGTGAAACACAAGTATGTAACATAGTATTATTAAACATAACAAGTCTATTTGCTACTGAAGCTATCCGAGTACCATCTTCTAAAAGAGTGTACCCATTAGTAGTATTTAAATAATATATTGCTATTTTTAAATCTTCTTTACTTTCTCCTTCCCTTGCTTGGTCTAAATGCCAACCATGTAAAGTAGGTTGTTTTCTTTTAATTACAGAGTTTACCTTTATTCTAGAAACTCTATCTACTTCCAGCTTATCTATTATAGGCTTAACTAAATGCCCCCAGTCACTCCACTCCTCTAAATATATTAAATGATTGTAACTAGATTGAGGTTCATAATAGGTATTGAAAGTAGGTTTTATTAATGGGTTAGGTACAGTAACTGGTTGGAAGTACCAGGGAAAATATTTATTTTCTATAATTCCTTTACATATCCAATTATGTAAACTCGGTTCCAAAAACTCATCTATTATTGTTACCACTTTTTATCCTTAATTAAATGTTACTGACTCCCCGCACCCGCACGCTGCCTTAACATTTGGGTTGTAAAATTCAAACCCCTCATTAAGACCCTGTCTTTGATAGTCTAATTCTGTACCTGACAAGTACAATAGACTTTTAGAATCAACAATAAGATTTACTCCTCTATTTTTAAATACAGTATCATCACTATTTAGTGAATCTACATATTCTAAGGCATATTCATACCCAGAACATCCTGCGGTTCTCACCCCCACTCGAATACCTAACCCCGAACCTCTATTCTTAAGTCGGTCTAGCATTACGTGTGCGGCTTGTTTTGTTAATGTCATTCTATTCTTCTAATGCTTCGACAATATGTCGCATTACTTTGTAAGGGTCTGCATTTGAAGCGGGTCTCCTATCCTCTAAGTACCCTTTCCATTCAGTAGCTACTATAGCAGGGATACGTATACTTGCTCCCCTGTCACTAACTCCGTAACTAAATTTATCTATAGATTGGGTTTCATGCTTCCCTGTTAATCTTAAGTTGTTATTAGAACCATATAATACCATAGCTACTTCGTGGTTTAAACTTAATTTATGGCACATGCTTAGCAGTTCCATTTCTCCCCCTTCGTTCCTCATGAAACTATTAGAGAAGTTAGTATGCATACCAGACCCATTCCAATCACCTTGCTGAGGTTTGGGGTGGAAATTGATTTCTACACCGTGTTTCTCTGCAATCTTAATAAGAATATAACGGGACATCCATAAGTCGTCTCCCGCCTTTATTCCTTTACCTAATACCTGATACTCCCATTGCCCTAAGGCAACTTCAGCATTAGTACCTGTTATACCTATTCCTGCATTCATGCAAGCTTCAGTATGTCTATCAACAATTGCTCTGCCCACTACATTACCCGTACCGACGCCACAGTAGTACTCTCCTTGCGGTTCTGGGTCTCCTCTCAGCTCACTAGGCCACCCTAGTGGGCGCCCATTCTTATACATAAAGTATTCTTGTTCAAACCCAAACCACCAATCCTCACTTATACCTTCACAGTATGTTCTAGTATTACTTTCATGCGGCTCATAGTTTGCGTCTAAAACTTCACACATTACATAAGTACCACCCAACCCTGGACCCGTACGTGTAGCGTCAGGACGAATTCTGTCAATTGTTTTATAATGTGCTACTGGGTTTAAGATACAATCTGATTTATCCCCTGTAGCTTGCTTAGTAGATGAGCCATCAAATGACCACACATCTGCAGTTTTACCTATTTTTACTTTACTTCTTAGGTTAGGTTCAGGCAAATAGCCATCTAACCATACATAATCGAATTTATTCATTTTATTCCTTTTTAATAAAAGGACTTCGTTGTCTCAAGTGTTAGTACTTCGTTGTACTAGTTAAAGTTCTTTATAAAAACCATTCCATTTCTTTAAATAGTCAATATAACCTACCATAGCGTGGTCAGAGAAGTTGTCAATTTGTCCCTTCTTTAAGCCTAACCACATACCATTTAATCTATCTTTAAATCTACTAAACCAGTTAGACCTGCCAGTAGAGTTTATCTTTCCTGTACTACTAATATAATGTAATTTACCATGATGCCTATAATTCATAATTTTTAAAGGTACACGAGTAACTATATCATTATTATTTTGCCACCTTATGTGGTCTACTTTTAATGACCTTACATATTTAGGCCAACCAACTCGTGGTGAACCATAAGTATATAACTGAATTGGGTTTGCTAAAGCTGGGTCATCCATACAACGAGAAGCCATAATAGTAGCCATTGCTGCTCCTAAAGAGTGCCCACAAAACCACAGCTTTTTACTTGTAAAAGTATCTTTTCTAACTTCAGGCCAAAGTTCATCGACCTCTGCTTTAAAGCCTCTATGTACTCTTGAGACTGTTTCAGCTACTACTGGGAACGCTTTAAGGTCTGCTTTTAAGTCATTAAATTCTGTAGGTTGCGTTCCACGACAGGCAATTACAATATCAGTTTTATTCTCAAATCGATAAGCTTGAGCTCCATGAAGATTATAAAATTCTATATCTTTAAATCCGTACTCTTTTACTGCCTCCCTAACTGCTGACTCCTTTCCGTAAGCATCTGCTGATAATCTTGCAAAGAGCAGACTTCTTTGCTTTAAATTCATTTCGGATATAGTCATTACTTCTCCTCTAGCACTTCGAGGCGCTTTTCCAACTCCCCAATCTTTGCAGCTATCTTAGGGTTTACCTTCTTCCAAGCATCTGGGTCTTGGTTTAGCCATGTCCAACCTAAATAATCCCTACAGTAGTCTACTGTTTTATCAAACTGTGAGTAGCCCCAAAGACCTACTCTAGTATCCTTTATATAAAACAAGAAAGCTGCGCCTAATAAGGCTCCAACTATACTTGTATAAATCCATAATGTATCTTCAAACATCTACTCTCCTTGTTTTCAAATCCTTTAAGATGGCATTTCTCATTGTATCACTATAGTCATACCAATCATATATTTCTGTCATGTGCCTTTTACACCCAATACAATAGTCTTCCCCATTATAAGTACAAACACTTATACAAGGACTTTTAAAATATCTAGTATCGAAATCTTTATCAAATATAAAATCATTTTTATGTCTAGCCATTTACTTTTTAAGTTTCTTTTCTGTATAAAGTACATGCTTTCGCACAACAGGGTCAAACTTCTTTAACCTCATATTTTCAGGGTGCAACCTTTTATTCTTCGTACATGTATAGTAGTGCGGAGACTCTGTTGATTGCATTCGTATGTTTACTCTCATTAATCTTTTCCTATTCCAAATGCACTACCTGTAAGTATTGCACCAAATGCTAAATGAAACAACCCACCGCCCATAAGAGTAAATGGATTGTGTTGTCCTGTCAATTTCTTCATCAGTTCTAACTGTATCAAAGGGTCTTCCACAGTGTTAAGTATATCAATAAATTGTGCTATGTCAGGTCTATTAAGCCCGTACCATATAGGTACAAACATAAAGTCATAAAAACATATCACAAGATATAAAATCAATGCCGACCATCGCCATCTCATTGTACTTATTTCTCTTTCAGTCATAATTAATTCTGTGTTACTGTAATACTGCACCCTGATGATGTTTGGCAGTTATTTGTTAATGTGTATGTTTTATCTGAGCTACTATTTTGAGTCAATGATAAATCTGTTGTATAAGCACCAGTTAAATCTACTGTTGCTGTGTGGTCACCATTACCCGCCTGTATAATCTCTTGCTCCCCGTTATCGGTTCTAACGATTAATGATAACCATTTATCTCCATTACCTGATTGTTTAAAGAAAATGTCATTATTATCACCGTTGTAAGTATAAACTCTTGCATAGTGGTCTGCATTGCCCGTGCCAGTTTCTTGTGAGCCTTTTAAATCTGTGCCGCCAGAATGAATATCTAAATCAATTGTATGTCCACCATATTCAGATGATGTGGTTGGTTCGCAAGTTGTATCAGATGAGTTATCAAATGTTTTACCTTGACAAAGATGAATAGTATTATTACTACTTGGTATATGAAACCCTATCTTATTTGCATCTGTGCCTGTTGTATTATATTGTTCAAATTTTAAAGTATTACTTGAACCATCTAAATCACCACCCCAACCTTGACCAGACCCCCAGTAAGAAACCCAACTAATTGTATTATTGTTTCCTTCTTGGTCAATATCAATACTATTACTGTCATGTGATACAGAAATTTGTACTACATTATCATCACCATCTTGTAAGATGTCAAGGGTGAAACTATTGCTTGTACCAACTTGGGTGATGTATATTTCATTATTAGCAAATACAGGTAAACATAATAATAAAATACTACTGACTTTGGTAAATAGTGATTTCACTTTCTGTACCCCCTAGCTCGAAGTCAATTAACTCAAAATCGCCTTGCACTATATTTATAATGTAACTATTTTCTTTTTCAAGTCTGAATTCTATAACACTGCCACTTGCGGCTTCCCTATGCCAATACCATTCGGGGTCTTCATCTAATAAAGTTATTCCTGTTTCTGAATCTTTACCTAATTTTAAATCTCCCACTTTCTTCTGCTTCTCAAACTCGCTTCTCATTTGTAAAGCTAGTTGTAAATTCAATTGGGCTAAAATATCGCCTAAAAAGTTTTGGTCTAAGAAATCTGTATCAAGAGCAGTTTTCCAAGTATCCTCTTCTTCTGCTAGAAAATCTATATCTAAGTCCTCAAACTTTAAGAAATCAATATCTAACGCAGTGGCAACCTTATTTAGTTCTTGAGTTTGTTCCGCCTCTGCAATTGCTCTAGGTTTAGATATAATTAATAGATTACTAATTAAACTTTCCTCTAAATCTAGAACTACTGGTTTTAATGGTCTACTTGCGCTTGTAGCTACAGTAGTAGCCTGAAACGCTTGATTCATGATAACCATACCTGCATCAGACTCAACTGAAATCTCTCCCACAAAACAATTACCATTTGTATCACAAGAAGGCAACAAAATAATAGTAGAACCGCCAATCTCGTCTACTGTCATTGTAAAATCTGTTCCACGAACACCAATTACAGCACTAGGAGTAGTAATCTTAACATTCTGACGGCTAGTCTTTGCTATCTGCCCACTTGCGTATCTTATAGTACCGAGGCTAGCTTTTAGTGAAAGAGAACCCTCTTGGGAAGCTGGGTCGTACACAAAGTCATCAATTACTAAACGACTGTGCTCTGTTACATCAACCCTGGTTTCGTCAATGAAGTCTATTTGTACTTTACCTTTTGCTGTCGCAACAACATCTAGCATTTCCACCCCAAGGTCTTTCTCTACCTCGTATACTTCAAAACCTTCATCGCGCTCTATCGCAGCACTTCCACTAAATTTTGTTACTAAACCTATATTAGCTAGAATTGAAGTACTAATTAGTAATAGACTAATCCCTCTGAATAATGTCCACATTTGCGCTTGCACCATTTACTGTTAAAGTTAAGATGTCACCACTACCGCCAGTCTGCAAAATAACGTAATCTGCACTTGCCCCGTCATGGTGTAATGAAATTGTACTTGCATTATCTTGGTCTATATCAGCTGTAAAACTTGAACCCGCAGCATCTATGTGAACTGTGCCTGTACTTGTTTGTTCAATACTGACATTCGCACTTGCACCATTGACATCTAAATTGATTGTACCAGTACTTGTTTGATCTATATCATAAGTACCACCAGCACCAGCTAAACCAGAAGATGTTTGCCCAAGAATAGTACCATCTGTATTAAATGTTGCATGTCCTGTCTGGTTAATATTTAGTGTTTTAACTGCAGATGATGTACTTCCAGTAGTTGTTGCTGTTATTGAACCTCCAGCAGTCTGATTGATATCAATATTTTGTGAGTCACCTGTTGTTGTTACTGTTGCTATATTATCGTAAGAACCCGATTGAACTACATCAACATCTGCTGTAATTCCCGTCTGTGTCATAATTAAAGTATGACCGTTAACATCTCCATTATCGTCAATATCGATTAGATAGTTATTAGTATCACCATCAATTGTTAATCTTAATATTGCACTTGTGCCATCAATTGTAGCAGCAACAACAGTACTGTCCGTACCTGATTGACCAACAACATCAATATCAGCGCTATCACCTGACTTTGATGAGGTAAGACCCACATCTATATCAATATCTTGTGAGTTACCTGTAAAGGTGATTGTAGCATTAACACTATCACATCCTGAAGTAGCATCCGCCGAATCACAGTTAAAATCAATATTGTTACTATTACCTGTTGTACTCCACACACCGGTAAAGCTATCACCATGAATATCAAAAGTAATTATATTACTATTACCAACCTGGTCTATATTAAAATTTGTTGCTGAACCACTGGCGGTGGAAGCTGTAGTACTATTACCTATCATGTTGCCATCGCCGTCTTGTAACACATCAAATACAAGTGATGCACCTGCTTGGGTTACATAAATCTTATTTGTTGCCATAGAGGGCAAACTCATCATTAACATGATAAAGAATGTTATAAGTTTCATACTACTCTCCCATATTCTTATTCCCCTTGTTTTTCAGAAATTGGGTGTTGTGCCCAACCGTCTACTAATTCATAATCGACTACGTTCTCAACAACTTCTGCGGTTGTTGATTCTTCCCACTCCCATAGCCCTTTTTCTTTACCGTCGTAAAGCATTTGTAAAATTCCGTATTCAATTGCAGTTCGAATAGCATAGTTAACTGGCTCATTCGCTGCATTGCCTGATTCTATTTCTAAAGCTCTTGTACCCAAATCTAAAAATCTAAATACATCTGCTCCATTACTGATACTTGCTATTGTTTTAGTTGATGATACAGTCAGTAGAATCTCTCCTGTCTGTACAGCAACGAGTCTTAAAGATATTGTTACTTGGTCTGTTCTATATTCTTCATGTGAACCTAAACCAAAATATCTTGCTCCAGCACCCCCACTTGTTGTGTTAGTATCATAACCAACAATACCGCCTTCTAATATTAAACCTGCGAATAACATAGGCTGTAACGCATCTCCTGCGTCTGTGCCGTCATATAATTCTCTAGTACTCCTTATAAGTTGTCTTTCTTTAACTAAAGAGTCTAAACTCGCTCTTTCGACAACTGTGAACCATTCTCCATTACTAACTGCCATTAAAGCCTGTATAACCCATACATCAGCTCCTTGTGAAACTGCTGTCGATAATCCAACTGGCTTTCTCTGTCCTGTAACATCAGGGAACTTGTAAACAGCTACCGTAATCTTTACTGGGTTACCCTCGCCATCTGTCGGCACGTTTATCAGCTCTGGCATCTCTTGTAACAAGGTTTTAGTTGGAGTTCCTTGTACAAAAGGCATATCGCCCTGTATTGCTTCTGTTTTTTGATTAACAGAACAAGCTCCCACTACACAGGATAATAAAGCTATTGCTAGGTACTCCATATTAATCACCTTAAAATTTAAAATCACCCACTGGTACAATCAATTGAGTTATACTTCCAGAAGCATCGGTAACTGTTAATGTAATAGTTTCTGCTGTTTCATCCTTTATCCAATGTACGGTAGACCCATCTGGTAAAGTTGCTGAACCTGAGGTAGGACATTCTACGTCATCTGCTATTTCATCATCAGATGGAGTACAATTAGTACCAAACATATTATCCACCATCTGCTTAGAAAGATTTGCAAATATACGACTTTCAACATTAGTTACAAACTTAGCTAAAGTAGTGTTCTTAGCTGCTCTATCCGCGGCTTTCTCTGCTGCGGTTGCGTCATCTAGTACACCTTGTTCTCTATTGTGTTGCAGTTGCTCAATCGACAGTACGTGGCTTGAGTACCCTTCCCCACTAAATGATGGGTTACTAAAACTGAAATTTAGATTACCCGCCTGAGCCGTTAGACTTAGAAGTAGTAATATCGTTAGTTTTAATTTCATTCGCTTCTTCCTTTTGCTGTATAATCATATCTAATTTAGCATTAAGTCTGATTAAATCATTATCTAACATTCGTATTCTATCAATTAGAGCAATAAGAGTCATATGACTCTCACCAATAATCGGGTCTACTTTCTCAGTTACCCATCTCCATATAAAGTATATAAAATAACCTAAACCACCTGCTGCGATAATAGGGAAACCATACTTATTGATTATTTCACCTAATTCCATTAATATGCACCTAAGTATCTTTTATTACATTCGCAACTACATCCTGCTTTACAGTCACACTCTCCTATTTTATGCCCACATGAACATCTATCATTTTTATTTAGTGTTCCACAATGTGGACAATACAATTCTTTTGGATACCAAGCATCCATTGTGGCAATACTCCAAAACCCACTACAATGGTCACAAGTAAAATGCCAAATTGATTCTTTATTCGCTTTCATGACCCTTCCTTACAAAATTGTATGCTAAAGATATTCTAGGCTTATCGTCCCCGTGCTGCTCTACTGCATGTTCAACGTACCCTCTCATAATTATAAGTTTACCTGGGTCAGGAGCATAAAAGAACCTATCATCATTCTCCCATTGATTATTAGTTACTCTGGGAGCTAAAAAATCTTTTATAGGACTTTTTAGAAATAATTTTGCACCTATTGTAGGGTTACCACTTAAAAAGTACACACAAGAAAACAAAGTATTTGCATGATAGTGATAATCCTGGTAGTCTCCCTTTCTGTATATATTAAACCAAGGTTGTCTAGGGGTTTCTTCCATACAATTCGGGTCTAGCCCTAATTTTTTACAATATTCTTTAACCTCTTTTACTATAAATTCTGTTATTGGATTAAAGTCTGCATCTTTGCTCAAATCATAACTACCCATAGTATTATAAGTATTATTCTGTAACCAAGACTCACCTAAAGATACTGTCTTTTCTAACTCAAAACATTTTTTAGTTAAATGTTCCTCATATTCAGAGTGTTTATCAAAAAATTTCACTCCTACAGATATTGGAAAGATATGTTCTATCATCAATCCTTTCTCGCATCTTTCTGTCCATCAGCTCTTGCTACCCTGTCTAAATCTGGTCTTACGCCAAAAGCCCTACACATTTTAAGGTCAATACGAATAATCTCGTTATTCATTGTTTTCACTCTATTATCAAGAGCTTTAGAAAACATACGTTGTTGCTTAATATCATCTAATACACCATCTAAAATAAAGTTAAGTGTTAAGAATACAAAGTAACCACCAGCTAAAGATGCTACTATAGGGAAACCTACGTCCGTTACAAGTGCTAAATATTCGCCCATCTATTACTCCGTTGGTGAATATATAGTAACTAGTTCATCTTTACCTTTCACCTTAACTTTATCAATTTCTACTGACTTCATATTATTAGGTAATTGTTCCATTGTGTAAGATGAGTATAAAGTAGTACAGTTAGGATATTGTCTAGTCTGTGCCTCAAGTCTAGCGGCTAAGTTAACTGCGTCACCGATACAAGAATAATCAAACCTAGTCTTGGAACCCATATTACCAACAATACAATCTCCAGTATTCACACCAGAGCCTATTTTTATTTCTGGTAACCCTTTAGCAGCTAGTTCGGCTTTAAGCTTCTCTGTCTCGACTGCTATCTCCATAGAACTCTTTACAGCCATCTCGGCGTGGTTCTCACATGGTATAGGTGCGTTCCAAAACGCCATAATACAGTCACCCATATATTTATCTACACAACCACCATTATCGTTAATAATTTTGGTCATTCTATCCAGGTAGTCATTAATTAATTCACACAACCCTTCTGGGTCATCATTATTTTTAAAATGTTCTGAAATTGGGGTAAACCCTACAATGTCAGAAAACAAAAACGACATTTCTTTCCTATCGCCACCCAACTTAAGCATCTCTGGGTTCTTTTGCAGTATAGCGACCTGTCGTGGGTCGAGATAGTGCTCAAACTGTTTCTTAATAAGTTGTTTGGCTTTAAATTCTATTATAAATCTGCCAAATACTGCTACGAGTCCTACTATTAAAGTAGTAGTCAGAGCCATTGTCATATTCAGTAAATATAAGTAGTTCTGCCATGCGTACAATGTACCGTAAACAAGCGCACCTATATCTACTGCAAAGAATAATCCAATTAACCAGTACGGAGCAAACCTTACTAAAACAACAATAAATAATCCAAGTAGTAATGTTGTTAGTAATTCCGCAGTATGAGCCCAGTACGGCCTCTGTATAGTTTCTCCCTCTATTAGTGTTTGTAAAGAAACTGCAGCAGGGATGAAGTTATGTTGTGGGCCAGTTGGTGAGCCAATCTTACCACCAACACCTTCCGCCGTTGCTCCTATTAATACTGTTCTCCCTTCAAAAGAAGATAAATCGGTAGAGGCGGCAGAAACTGTATCAAATTTCTTATTCCACCTCAGCCAGATTCGAGCATTCTGGTCAGTCTTCATAACTGGGAAACCTTTAACACGTACTGCGCTTATACCGCCCGCGTTAGCCTTAACCTGATATGAAGGATTACCAGTTGCAACTCTAAGTACTTCCACCGCTATTGAAGGATATACTTCTTCTCCTATGCGCATCATAAGAGGCAATCGACGTACAACTCCGTCAATCTCGGGTACCGTATTTAGTACTCCAACTCCATCTGCATTCAGTCCTAATAAGGGTATCGGCCCAAGCATACCGCCCCACTCAAAGAGGAACGGAATTGGGTCTCCTATTTTCGCTACACCTCTAGGTACACCATTCTTATTTATTTGGCTAGAACCAACCTGTGCAATAACTACACCGTTGTTTGGTAGTGCGGATACAAATAACTCGTCTCCACCTAGCCTATCTTCTTCCGAAAAAAGGATTGGAACAACTATTATGCCTGCTCCCGCCTCGCGTAAGTTCCAAATTAAATCACCTAGTATTTCTCTAGACCAAGGCCATTGACCATACTTCTCTATAGCTTCCTCATCTATTGTGAGAACTCCAATATCCTGAGATAGTACGGGTTCATCTGTTTGTTGAAGTAAATCGAACTGTTTAAGCTTGGCCGTTTCTACAACCTTGCCACCGTTATAGTGTACGAATGTAAGTAACAATGCCAATAATAATGGCACTATTACAGCTAGCTTCTTCATTTCCTATTTTTCCAAGGATTTAAGTTGCCGATTCCTTTTTCTAATTTTTCATTGACTATCCATCCCACAATGAAGCCAATCATAAATGCTGCAAATATCATAATGCGTCCTCGTATGAATCTCGTTGCGTTTCATAAGCAGTTTGGTCTTCTGCACTTAAAGCAACAGAGGTTCTTTCTCGCCCTGTACCTTTATACTTCCAATCCGCACCTATAGTTCTATCTTCCATTTCAACGGTATCAAAAGGGCTGACCTCAAATTTAGTACCATTGGGTAATTCTGCGTTTGCAATTTGGATTAGTTTTTCCTCTTCTGAACCAGAAAACAAATCTTTATAACTTTTCTTAGGGGTTATTACACCAACATTGCCTTCGTAATTATAAATTATTATCATAATCGTAATTGTCCCTCTGGTAAAGTGCCTGGGGGTAAACTAACTTTGCCGGTTCTTACTAACATTCTTCTATTTGCTTGATGAGCTTCTTCTAAGTCATCTTTAGAACCTCCGAAGTAAGGTACTGCATGCCCCTCTTTAATTAGTACATCTGTTACTCGTTTTGGACCAGCATTGTTCATTTCAACGAAGAAGTCCCCTAGTATGCGACCGAACTTACCTTTAGCGTCCCCACCTTTCTTATCCACTTCTGTTTTAAGTACTCTAGGTGAGCCCACGGGTAATAGTTGCTGTAGTCGCTCTTTGGCTGCTAGTCCGAAAGCTTTTTCTACCAAATCTCTAGTTCGGCTCTCAGGGGTATCTATGCCCATTACTCTGACTCTTTCTTTGTGTATCCATATACCAAAACCTAAGTCAATATCGACATCAACGGTATCTCCATCAATTACCCTTAAAATTGTGCATTTATATTCGTGCATTTTTTACTTCCTTCCTAATAATCCTTTTCTGTAAATTCTTTAAGCTCTTAACTAGACTTAGTTTCTTCTTGTAGGCTTTCTTATATTTTGATTGCCCACTTTTTGGTTTTATTTTTATTTCTTTTAGTTTCTTTTTTGTATGTTCTAGTTGAGCTGCCTTACGTTCATTTCTTCTAGTGATTTTATTCATGTACCATTCCAAAATAAAATTATTGTCATTCCCACCAATAACATCCAATATGCTATCTGCCGTTGTTTGGTAGATAGCTTCCGCTTTTTCATTACTTATCGTTCAATCTTCGAGCGTTAAGTTCTGCTTTCATTGTATCGTACTTGTGTTTACGTCTTGCGTCCTCTGCCGCAGCTTCTGCTTTGCGTCTAGCTCTGCGTTGTGCTGCCCAGGGGCCGATAACGTTTGTAAAAACTAAAAATCCTATAATAACATATAGGATGTTTGACATAATATTTTGTGCTATATAAGCTATCATTTGTTCTTTATTTCCTTCTTCAATTTGAGTAACATCGGGTTTATCTTCGGGTAAGACTTCATCGACTGCTACTGAGGTTAATAAAACTGAGAGTGCAGGTACAGGCCCACCTGTAACGTAAGCTACAGTTGAAGCGGCGGTAGTTTTAATAAGGTTTCCAGGCTCTAAAGAGTTAAGCCCGAATAACGAACATCCTGATAAGGATAGGGCTAACACGCCTGCTAGAATTTCTTTTGTCATTAATCGTTAAATCCTGCACATAAAGATGAAGAGGAATCTTCGCATTTTAATCGTTGAAGTTCCTCCAGTTGTTCAGAAAACATACTACAACCCGATAGTAATATAATGATAAGTATAGTAGTTATTTTCATAATAAGTTTACCCCCTTCTTTCGAAGAGGGTAGAATAAAAGTATAAAAACTCCCCGAAAGTTTTTAATACAGTATCTAAGTATCACATTTATGATGCTTAAATTAGTGAAGTACCCTAGAGGTTTCCTCTGAAGGTAATTGATAGCGTGGATCTTTGTGAAGTTCGTCATATAGAAAAACAACTGCCTCACTAAGATTTAGTAGTCCTTCTTCATCCTGGCTTAGTAGTCTTCTCCTGGGTTGGAGATGTGAGACTGCTTCCGAACAACTTTCGTATAATAATGTTACCCACCTATCATTTAATTGCATTTAGCTATCCCTCTTTAATTGGTACTGGTGAATTATTTCAATCATTTGATCGAGTTTTTTATCAATCTTCTCAAACATTGCTTTATTGTCTGTTTCAATCTGAATGATTTGTTTTTGCATGTTAGCTATATTAGCTTCTAAGACTGCAACGTCTTTTTCAATACCTGTAATGTATATAACACCTGCCAGTATTAAGGCAAATGTAGTTGCAAGATGACTTACACTTATCGCTTTAGATAAGTGCCATTTTTCAGGCGCTCCCATAGTCCTCCCCTTACTTCTTTTTTGGGGCTGCTTTCTTTGGTGCAGCTTTGGGTGCCGGTTTTGGTGCAGGAGTACGGATTTTGTTAACCTCGTCTGCTGTTATACCTGCCATAGCGGCTATTTCTTCATCTGTGTGTCCTTCCGCTATTTTGCGTTTAATTTTGTCTGCGTTCATTTGTTTCCTTTAACTGTCAACTTGGCTACTTTAAGTTCTAAACTCTTAAGTTTTTCAGCTATTGCTTCTATTACCCTAAGTGTCCAACTGTCGAAATCTTCCCCACTTGGAGCTTCCTTGTCGTTTGTTAGTTGTTGTAGAACTTTGTACGCTCTCTCTGCTTGGCTCATCCGCCTCTCCTTTTATTAAAATTAAAATCTGTTCCTCAGTAAGTTGAGGATACGCAGTACGATACTGCTCCTCTGTATATTCTAAGGAAGCCTTCTTTATTGCTTCAAATTTACTTTGATTCATTAACCTGACTCCAATAACTTTTTCATTAGCTCACCATAATTACCCTCACCGAAAGTAGAGTTATCATTTATTTGAACATTAGTTTGATGTTTGATACTAGACTGTTCGGCTTTGGCTGCGTCTGTTTGAATTTTCATTTCGTCAACACGCATTTTATGAGCTAATTGAAGTAATTCTGCAATGTCTTTGTTTGACGTCATGTCTGCTTCATCCAACTCTTCCAGCTTCTTTTCGATAATTTCATCTAAAGTTGCTGCTAACTTGAATCGGTTTCTGTAGCCAACGTCTAGAAATACTGTGTCAACGTATTTCTTCACTTCACGTTGATTTAAGTATCTGCTTACTTCGTCCTCAGGCACGCCTAAGGAAAGGGCTGTTTCTGAGACAGACGTGGTCTTTAAGTAAGTGTTCGCAATCTCCAGGCCTTCTGGAGAAATGTGTGCTTCTTCAATTTTTGCTAAATTATTCATATATTTCTCCAATTATCTCGATATTATATCAAAGTTTTAGCACGAAGTCAAGTCTTATTTTTCCAAGGTCATTAAAAAAATTAAAAAAATTTTTTCAATACACCGTTTACGATTCTTGAATATTTCCCAAGTAGTACGTGCGGGGGTGCCCAGCAGTTGCAGAAGAAACTTGGTCTTTTATCCCCCCTATGGGGTGAAAAAAAGAAGAAAATAATGTGTAAAATAGTTGCTTTTTTGCTTGACTTTAGGTAGCAATCTGGTATTATATATGTATGGTTAATAAGAAAGGAGAAAATATGAAAATAAAACTTAACTATGGTGAGGTCGCTGGTTGGGTTGGACTTGGTTGCTTACAATTCAACTCTGTTCCAGCGATTATGTCATCTATCGAAACAGGTTCGACAACTCCTGTCGGCACTGTGGCATTGACTCTAATCGGATTATTTCTATATTTGGTTAGGTCAATAAAGGCATCAGATACTTTATATACTGTTGGAAATACTATCGGTATAATTGGTAATCTGATTTTACTAGCAACAATCTATGGTGTCGGTGTTTGACACCATAGATAATTTTAAAGGAACGATTATGAAAAATCTTCAACCTAAAAACTATAATCAAGATGATGTTGCAAAACTTCTGAATGAATATAGAGAAAATCCAAATCGTGAAACTGTCGAGAAATTGGCAAAAGATTTGGGAAAATCTGTAAGGTCTGTTACTGCAAAACTATCTCAACTTGGTGTATATAAGAAGATAGAACGCAAGACCAAAAACGGCAAACCTGTTATTTCAAAATCAGATTTGGTTAAAATTATCAATGAGCATTACAATCTTGAAATGCCATCATTGGTCAAGGCAACCAAAGAAGATTTAGAAAAAATGGTTACTAATCTCTAACTTTTAACTAGGACTTGGGGTGAGCAATCACCCCAATATTTTATTATGGACTATACCGAATACAAACTAGAACATATTACAATTTTACTTGGTGCAATTCTATTTTCTAACCTTGCTATCGCTTGGTGCTTTTTCAGGGGTATGAACTTATGAAACCAAAATATATAATTGGATTTTGTTTGGGGTGTGTTGGATTATATATCTTTGCTATGGTTGGAATACTTCTAACTGTCGCACCATTCAACACAATATTATAACTACACTCAAATGCGAATGATTCTCATTCGCATTTGCGCGCCGATTTTACACTACACCACCACGATTGTCAAGAGAAAAATATTCAACTTAACTTGAATTCAATTCAACTTTGCGCCGACGGGCAGACGGATTCCCGACCATAACATAATTATACCACATTTTGGGACATTGTCAAGAGAAAAATATTCAACTTAGATTGAATTAAATTCAACTCTCCAAATGAGAATGATTCTCATTCGCATTTGCGAATGATTATCATTCGCGCTCTGCGCCTAAGTGCGCGGCAGCGCCGATTTTTAAGTGCGCATCTGCGCCGAAGTGGCCGGCCGCGCCGATTATACCAGATTTTTGATTATTTGTCAAGACTTTTTTTCAAATTTATTTGATTTTTTCATATTATGAATTTATACCAAACTTTCGAAAAAAATATCTTGACATTTCGGTGAAATCGGCGTATAATTATATCTAGAAATTGAGAAATATTGTTTAACCCACCATTTAAGGAGAATGAAATTGGAAAAGATCGCACAAAAGAACTACACTGACGAAATGGTCGCTACTTTGGTATCAGGATATGCTACAAAAGAAGGTACTAACAAAGAGTTCGTAACCGAGATGGCAAAAGAACTAGGTCGCTCTACTAAGTCCATAGTCGCCAAGTTAGTTTCACTAAACCTCTATGTGACAGAGGCAAAAGTCACTAAGACAGGTCTACCAGTTGTATCCAAAGGCACTTTGGTAGGACAAATCGAAAACCACTTCGGTTTCGAGATGCCTTCTCTAGTCAAAGCGACTAAAGTTGACCTCCAAAACCTTGTTGACAACTTAGGTTAGTAAGACCCCCTCTCTCGGGGTCGGGTAAGAAAAACCCCCTGAGAGGCCACTCGGAAAGGTGGTTAAAATTGACCTCTGCGACTCTCTAGGACATGAGCATGGCAGACTAAAGATAGAAGATGCCCTCGAAAAGCCCCACACTACGGTGATTTGGGGCTTTTTTGTGTGCAGCACAAAAAATGGTGCTTTGCACCGACCTAAGTACTGATATGCGCCAAAACCTTGTTCCCTGCGCCGAGAGCTAAGTACCATTTTGCACCGAATCGGCCTCCCACCTAAGTACTAATCTGCGCCGACCGCGGGCGACACAAATTTCCCCATTATAACATATATTATACATGAATTTTGGCAAATTGTCAAGAATTATTTTCGAAAAAGACCAATTTAATCAAATTCTGCCCAACTGGGCGTAACGGTGGGCTTTCAGCCCGAATTGACGCAATTCATGACCAGTTTGAGCCGAATTGGGGCCAAGTTGGGGCAATTCGGGCAAAGATTTCGTGGTCGCGGCCCAGAAGTAATTTTGCGATTTATTTTGCAGTTTCGGTTAATAAAGTTCTTGACAAAAAGGTGAAATTTTAGTATAATATGATAATGAAAAATTATCTAAAAAACCAGACCAAAACCCGAAGCAATGTATTCAAGTTGCACACCTTCGATGGAGTAAATCATTCTAACGAATACGTATTTGCTCGTAATCTAAAAAGTGCAAAGAATATATCTGCAAGGAAATTCGCCCACAAGAATGTCCTATCAGTAGAGAGGATTTATCATGGGTGAGAGATTTTACTTACAACAACTTGAAGGAGCAAGGAATATGAAGAAAAATTATACAGACGAGCAAGTCGCTCGTATCATAAAGTTGTATGGCGAGGGTAACTCTGATGACGAACGCAGAGCAGTAATTGAAAGACTTGCTAAAGAAATGGGCAAGACTGTAGGTTCTATTCGTGCTAAATTAGTTGCCGTAGGTCATTACATCAAACTAAGTACTAAAACTGCTAAGCCAAAGCAGGTTACTAAAGATGAACTAGTAGTAGACATTCAAGACCGTTTAGGTATTGATGGACTAAGTTCTCTAAAGAATGCGACTAAAGTAGACCTAGAAGGATTACTAGGGCGCATTAAGGAGTTAGTATAGTGGCAAAGAATTATACTGACGAACAAACAAAGCACATGATTGAGGTATATCAATCAAATCCATGCCGTGAAACAGTAGATAAGTTGGCAATGGAAATGGGTAAGACTGTTAAGTCAGTCATAGGTAAACTGTCCCGTGAAAAGGTTTACATTAAAAAAGACTATGTTACTAAGCGTGGTGAAAAACCCATTACTAAGTTACAAATGGTCGAGGAAATCGCTGATATGTTAAGGGGCGATAAGGAACGCTTACAGACGCTAGAGAAGTCGTCTAAAGCAGAATTATTATATCTGAAAGTATTAGTGGAGGACTTAAAGGAGGGTTTCTAGTATGAGAACTTTCCGTATAAGTATGGAAGTAGTCCGTACGATAGTCCCAATAGCTATTTTAACATTACAATTCGTAATTCTAATGGAATTACACATCTAGGAGGAGCAAGAAGTATGACAACATTTTTTATTATAGTAACTGTTCTGTTTTCTACCCTAATTTTCTTAGGACGGAAAGACAAGGACAAGAAATTAACTGCCTTTCAACAAGAAAGGTACAACAGAACTCACCTACATTACTAGGAGGTCGATATGCATAAGTATACAAATTCTGGTAATAGAGAGTGGTTAAAAACCCTTACGCTATTTGAGTTAATCAAAGAGTACGAAGAATATCGCCTAAGTTTACAAGAAGTTAGCAAACTAGACGATTTAGGGCAAGCAGATGCTAATCACTACGCATGGGAAGAGCATGGGTGGGATGTTTATCAAGACATAGTAACTGCACTAGAGGAATTTCACGGAATTATAATGAAACATTGGAGGAAATTATGAAACACCTAGATTGGATTGATATATTGTTTTTAATAGTATTTTTTCCACTACTATTTTTAGCCTATCTTAGTTAATTTACGCTAAACGATAGCAAAGTGCCACCTTCGGGTGGCATTTTTTTCGTCTAAAAGAATTTACGCTAAGTTGGGAAATCAGTCTACGCTAAATTGGGCAAATTTTATCCTGAAAGGATATTTTTGCCCCGTTATGCTAAGAGTTGTTTCCCATAGTTATGCTAAGAATGAGGTTTATCGACTAGAATTGTCGAGGAAGAATGGTGATTTGAAAAGGTAGTTTACGCTAAACGACGGCGATGGAGTTCACTAAAGATGCAGTATATAACTTCATTAAATTGTCCTGCTCTGCTTCAAATTTAGGTACGCTTTAAAAGTTTAAATATGACTTATTATAGTAGTGTAACTTCAAAGTAGTATAATCACACGGCTTTAGAACGCAGTAATAGGCTTTGACTATTTATCGTATTAAAAATTTATTTAGTAAAATTTCCTTCAATATCATCAACACATCTGCCATGATTCGCTTTAGGCTCATCAGTCAGATGTAGTGATATCTCGGAAATTTCTTTACCCAGTAGTAAAAACTAAATAGATTTTTTAAGTATTTAAAAATTACTATAATTATATCATATTTTGAGCAACATATGTTAACTATTTTTGATATGTTGGATGAATTGGAAGTTCACTGTTGGGAATTTCTTCTATCGCTCATATAGATGTTAAAAATTATCCCTGATACTATGAACCAAGTTGCAGCTATATAGTGATTGGACGTGAAGAGCGAAGCTATAATTATGCCTAAAGTACCACCAAAGCAGTAGTCCAGCCAAAACCATTTGTTTTCGCTATTTTTCACCTATTAAGCGTAGATATTTGGAACGCAGAGCGGAAGCTGTGCGTTTTTGGTCGAAACGGTCGTTCCAACCGAGTTCTATAAGCCTTTGACAAGTTTTCATCACTTGTGGGCCTAGGGGTACTCCTGTTAGTGCATCTAACAGTGCTTTTGTTTCTTCTTCAGAGTAGAATTTAAAGGTTTTCGGTTTACTTTCCATTAGTACCTCTTTTAGGATTTCAACCTTAGATTCTAGTTTTAATATTCGTTGCTCTAGTTCTTTAACCTTATCAGACTGGTTTTTTATAATATTATCCACAGAGTATCTCCTCGTCTATTTCGTCTGCTATTTTATCGTCTTGTTTAAAGACTTGTTGTATAAGTTCATTCAAGTAGTATTGTGCTTTGTGTAAGTCCTCGATACCATTTTTAGTCTTATAACGACTAATATACTTGACTATATTACCTTCTAGATAAGTGAATTTCTGGTCAGTAATGAAGTCAAGTACTTGAATGTTGCCTTGTTGGTAGTGTTGTGGTGAGATAGGGTTGTTATCTTTTGATGGGTATGGTTGCAATGCTGGGTCTAAAAGACCAGTTTCTTGGATTTCTTCTACCATCTTGTAGGTATAACCGATTACATCTAATAGGTATTTCTCCAAGTTTGCCTTCTTCTCAGTAGTAGTGAGAAGCTTTTTGCCTAGTACCATAGTTCCATCGTCTAAGTATTCTGCTCTATGAGGAGTTTCTCCTGTTTTCATAACCTCATCTATCATTCTATGAGTGTAACCCCAGTAGTTCTTGAGGTAGGAACGAACTTTATCATTCTTTTCCTGAGTAGTAGAATACTTCTCTTTGATTGCTTGTTCTGGTGTGCGACCTGTTTTTGCAACTTCTTTAATCATGTCGTCATTAAACCCTTTCTCTGTTAGAAATTTCTTGAGGTTATCTCTTTGCTTATTGAGAACATAAACTTTCCACTCGGCAGGTACTTCTTCCATTAGAAATACCTCGTTTCGTCATTGTCGAATTTAAGGTCTAATTTCTTAATACCTCTTTCCCAGTTACTAGCTGCGTCCCTAACATATTGTAAACTCTTATAAGGATAGTTCTCCTCATGATAGCAAGTTTCCATCTGGTAGTTTTGGGTTAGTCTAGGCGAAAAATACCGTATTTGGTAGTAGTTTTCACCAACCTCTGGTACATCATAGTCAGCACGAACCTCGTAAATGTTTGCATAGTTCGGACGAACGGGGTCGCCAATATCTCGTCTTGATTTCTCGTAAGTGTCAATATAGACCTTTCTGTCCTCTAAAGCAAACGCTTGGGAAGTAACCTTGTACTCCTTCAATTTATCTGCCCACTCGCACTCAGCGTTCTCCTCTGCTATTTTAATAGCCTCTTCCTCAGAGTTCGCTGAAATGTTGTCAAATACGACAGTATTGAGTTGTTTAACTTTTACTTGATAATTAATTGCCATTTTCCCTCCTGAAAATGTGTTGTGTGTTAGAATAGGGGAGCCAGTTTAATACCCTAGTGATAGTTCGATGGTTGCTGCCTTACACCTGTTCACTTCCGTCATGGCTCGAGGACGCACGAGTTTACTTGTGTTCCCACCTGTCTGGGGCTTGATTTACTCGAAACCCAGCGTGGATACAGACCTCGTGAAGTCTGGTTGCATTATCTGTGGAGTGGGCTTACCCCCCTGTTGTCGGGGGGTTCGTCCTACTTATCCACGATAAGTCAGCATCTTATCCTTTTACCGTCTCCGTGCTCTTTAGGTACAACAGATAAACTGGTACTCTTAAGGCATTTGAAGGAGAGTAGGGTGGTGGAACCTCCTTTGTCCACACGCTCTATCAGTTTGCCGTAGGCTTCTCATCTTCTCAGTTACCATATTTCAGGCATCTCGTTCAGACTACTCACCAGTCGATAGACTATCAGTTTGTCGTAGGTTACTCACCAGTCGATAGTTCCTTATACGCGGTAGGTCATGCTAAAACCTCCTTGCCAGACTTAGGTTCTACCATTGAGTCTATTATTTAACGCGAGGGTGGCACTCCTCGTCTCCAGTTGGAATTTAAAGACTGCTCTGGACACAGTCTGTTGAAACGAGCCGGGTGTTTGTAGTCATTCCCTTAATATAATGTCCTATTCTACTCGTTTCCATTGTGAATTACTAGCAACAGTAATTACTCAAACGGCGACATTGGTGGCATTGGTGCTGGACGCTCTTTAGGTGTAATAACAGTCCATGTATCCTTCCATTCGTGCATATCTCTACGCAATTGGTCTACGGAATAATCACCATTGATTAAATCAGTGAGTATCGCTACTGCTTCCTCTAGTGGGTTATCCGAGCAGTTAATTTGAGTATCTATACCCAAAAACCCGTCAACCTCTTGTTTAGTAACTGATTTTGTAACCATTGTCATTTCGTTCCTCTCTAAATTTTAGTTAAATTTCCAAATTTTTAAAACATTATTATACCGAATTTTAACCATTTTGTCAAGAAGTTTTTTCAACCACTTGTCAATATAATTTATTGAGTAGAATCCTACCAATTCATAGCGACTTGTCCGTATCAATAATGAAATAGCGAAGTTTGAAACCAAAAGTTTTAAATCAAAAAATTTGGTTGAAAATTAACCTTTTGGTGTTTTGATTTAATAATTTCCAATATATGTAGAGCCTGTTTCCAAGACTCAAAAATACGCTAAAAATATAGTAACAGAACAAAAAACCCGACACGAGGTCGGGTTCATTGTTTTTAACTTAGTATTGTTTAGAAGTTAATTTTCGCAACTACAGAAACCACTCCGTCTGCGTCACCGACCTTCTCCCACTTCCCAGTGAGTATGCCTTGTGTGACTTCTAAAGAATAAGTCTTGACATCAGTTGATGCTATAGATACTCCACCTTTAACAGTTCCTACCATACCTAAAGGCATAGAAACAGAACCACCATTAGAACTTGTATCATCAGCTGCTTTATCGTGCTCTAGTGCAACTGTGAAGCTACCAACTTTAGTACTAGCATCTATATCCAATACAGTGCCAGCAGTAGTCTTTTGATAACTCATAGTAGAGGTAACACCTGCTACAGTAGTACCAATAGTAGTTTCACGGTCATCTCTGGTTAAGTCCTCGACTGTTACATCGACTCCACCAAATTTGCCTTTTATATCTAAAGATTCTTTACCAGCGGAAGGTTTAGACATAGTTACCGTCATACCTCCTATAGTAGTTGAAGCCTTAATAGTACTTACTGATTCTACAGTTCCTAGAGTTAAATCTACACCACGCAACTTAGCTGTAGCATACAAATCTGTGATAGTATTAGTCTCATCAACAATAGTAGTTACTGAACCAAATGGTGTTGAACCTACTAGTTTTAAGTCTAATGTTTGAGAGTATACACCTGCTTGTGTAAGTGTGCCCTCATATTCACCAGAAATGCTGACTGCAGCATGAGCTGAAGTAGCTAAAGTGACGGCTGCAGCCGCCATTAGTAATTTATTCATAAATTTGTCCTCTTTTTAACGTTAAGTCGAAGATAAATAATGGGGTCGACTTTCCCTATACCGGAATTTCCATTCCAATAATCTATATTATACCCTAAGTGGGGTTTTATGTCAAGAAGAATTTTTCTATGCCCCTTCAGATGCTTAAAAATATTCCTTGACAAAAAGGTAAAACTTCGGTATAATATTCATTATAAAATCAAAAATTGTAAGAATAATACGAGTATAATGGTACTGTATAGGTACTAATGTGCTGTATTTTCTGTTTTTTCAACTAACCAACCCCGAAGGTAAATAACATGGCAAAGAGCTTCAAAGACATAGCTAGTAAAACAAATGACAATATACTAATAGTTGATGCTCTAAACTTAGCCTTTAGATACAAACATCAGAAGAAAAGAGACTTCGCAGAAGATTATCTTAGAACAGTTCAAAGCCTAGCAAATTCCTATAACGCAGGTTGTGTATATATCACAGCCGACCTCGGCTCATCATCATACAGAAGAAAGATACTACCTGAATATAAACAAAACAGGCAGGATAAGTATGCTCAGCAAACAGAGCAGGAAGCAGAGGATTTTGCTAATTTTATGGAGGATTTTGAAGAAACTCTACTATTACTAGAGTGCCATTATCCTATATTTAGATATTTAGGAGTAGAAGCTGATGACATTGCTGCGTACATAGTACGTATAAAAAAGCACAATCATAATATATGGTTAGTATCTTCAGATAAAGATTGGGATTTACTTATATCGCCCACAGTTTCTAGATTTAGTTATGTTACTAGAAAAGAAATAACAGCGACTAATTGGTATGAACACTATGATGTAGAGCCTGATGAGTTTATTAGTCTTAAATGTTTAACAGGAGATACAGGAGATAACGTACCTGGAGTGCCTGGGGTAGGACCTAAACGAGGTCTAAGTCTAATAAAGACTTATGGTAGCGCACTAGATGTAGCCGACGCCATGCCTTTAGAAGGTAAGTATAAATACATACAATCTTTAAATGATTTTGGTGCAAAAAATATAATGAGAAATTATGAGTTAATGGACTTAGTAACCTACTGTGAAGACGCAGTTGGAATAGACAATGCTAAAGACATAAGGGAGAAACTCGATGCTAAGCCAAAAAACTAAAGAACTATTATTGGAAACCTATAAGAAAATGCACAAAAATATGGTAGGAATGGAAAAGTATCGAATAGGCAAATTAATTGCTGAATTAGAAGCAAGTATGGATAAAGGAGTAAAATGAGAGTAACAAAAAGAAACGGTTCCCTCGAAGAACTAAACATTGATAACATTCATAGAATGTTAGAAAATTGTAAGAGAGAAGATTTGGGTAGAGAACTCGATGTATCAGTATCTGACACAGCTATCAACGCACACATAAAGTTTGCTGATGGTATGTCTACATCTGATATACAGCAAACTCTCATCAAATCAGCTGCAGAGCATATTAGTACTGCAACCCCTGACTATTCTATATTTGCAGGAAGGTTATTAGTAACTGAAATGAGAAAAGAAGTTTACGGAAGTTTCGAGCCTTTACCATTCTTAGAGTATATTAAGTTAAATGTAGAGAGTGGTTTATACGACCCAGCTATAGTTGAAATATACACAGAAAATGAAATAAACTATTTGGGAACTCAAATAGATTATAATAACGACTTTTCTAGACCTTATTCTTCTATTGTTCAAATGGATAGTAAGTATCTGATAAAGGATTCAAAGACTAATCGAAGGTTAGAAATGCCTCAGGAAACCTTTATGTTGATAGCAATGGTTATATTTGCTGACGAGGATTCTCCAATGAGTTGGATTTTAAATATGTATAACGCATTAAAAGACGATTTAATAAGTCTTCCAACTCCTATAATTAGTGGAGTAAGAACTAAGATGAAAATGTATAGTTCTTGTTGCAAAATTAAAATGGGAGACCATACTGAATCTATTTTAGCATCTGAATATGCACTAAGTCTTATGACGGCTCGTAGAGCAGGCATAGGTGTAGATATGGGGCCAGTAAGAGGTATTCTTGCTCCCGTTAAAAATAATACTGTTAAACACACAGGTGCGTTACCCCTATTAAAGGCAATAGAATCAAGTTCAAAACAATTCACACAAAATAGTCTTAGAACTGGAGCTACAGTAGTAAACTACCCAGTATTTAACTGGGAGATAATGGATGTACTTGAGTATAAAAATAATCAAGGTTCTAATACAAACAGAGCAAGATTTATAGACTATTCTATTGGACTTCCAAACTTATTTATCGAAAGAGTATTACAGAAAGGCACATTTACTTTATTTAGTTCAGAAGATGTTCCTGAGTTGTTTGACTACTATGGTGATGATGTACGATTTACGATAGCATATGAAAAGTATGAAGCAGACGAGTCAATTCGTAAGAGAGTGCTTGATGCTAATACTATCTTTAATAAACTAGTAAAGGAACGAGTAGGAACAGGTAGGATATACATTCACTTTGTAGATAATGTAAACAAGCAAGGTATGTTTGATGAAAGAGTAACCCAAACAAACCTTTGCTCAGAAATATTTCTTCCTACCAGAGCTATGACTTTTGAAGGATTGAATAATACTCAATATCAGGATATAGATGAGTATGACCTAGACGACGGTATGATTTCACTCTGTATTTTAGGTTGTATAAACTTTGGCAAGTTAAATAAGATAGAAGAACTAGATAGACTAACTAGACTTATGGTAAGATTTCTAGATAATTTAATAGAAGCTCAGAAGTACCCAATGGACGCCACAGAGTGGCCTACCAAAGGGTATAGGTTCTTGGGTATAGGTATAAGTGACTTTGCTCACTTTTTAGCCAAACACGAAGCACCTCTAGGTTCAAATAAAGCTAAACGCTTGACACATGAGTGGGCAGAGAGATTCCAATATGGACTAATTCGTGCCTCAGTAGACTTAGCTGCTGAAAGAGGAGCATGTGAGTATTCAAATAGAAGTGCTTATTCCAGAGGAATAATGCCTGTAGATACTTATAATATTAATGTAGACCTTATAACTCCTAATGATTTGAAGTGTGATTGGGCAGACTTAGGGCAGAAAGCTCAAATGTATGGGATTAGAAATATGACTCTAAGTGCTATACCTCCCACAGCATCTTCTTCGCTAGTATCTAATAGCACACAAGGAATAGACCCTATTCAAAGTACAACAGACACTTATGAGGCTTCTAACTTCACAGTTAAATCTTTAGTTCCTGACTTCGAAAAGGAAGATTACTATATGAAAGCCTGGGATATGCCTGGTAACAATTCAGCTGAGTATTTAAAGTTAATAGCTATCTTACAAAAGTTTATAGACCAAGGTATAAGTACAAACCAATGGTACGATTTAACTAAACTACCTAATAAAATTTTAGATAGTAATAGGGTGAAAAGAGATATACTTACTGCCTATAAATATGGGTTAAAGAGTTTGTACTATATTAGAAGTAAAGATAAATCAAATATAAGTGAAACAATATTAGAGGAGGGCTGTGAAAGTGGTGCATGCGAAGTCTAACAAGAATAGAATAACATATGATGAATGGTTAACATACTATAAAGCTGTTAATATCCATGACATTACATTAGAACAACATACTAAATTTTCAGAAGAGTATAGAAAGTGGAAAGTTGGTAATATAGAGAAGGTAGCAGGAATATGGTGGAATAGATGATACACGAAGATGTAATTAAATTAAGTGATAATACAACTAAAATATTCAATACAGAAGAAACTGTACGAAGTAAAGACACTCGCCTATTCTTAGGTGAAAACTCTAGTAACCGTAACATACAAACTTATCACGCCCCTAAATACCCTTGGCTTTTAGAATTCGCTGAAGAATTAAGAGCTGTTGGAAACTGGTCAAAGAACGAAATAGACTTGTCTAAAGAGAAGAAGGATTTTGATTCATTAAGTGAAGCAGGTAGACACATATTTGAAAAAGGGTTAAAGTTTGGTATAGCTTTAGATAGTTGTGCTGGTCGTAGTCCTTTAAGATTGTTTAGTGAAGGAGGACTAAGTAACAACCCAGAATGGGAATTATACTTGACTAACCATCAGAACAATGAGTTATTACATTCGGAGTCTTATACTGAAATGGTACGAGCTATTTTCAATGATGTTGATGACTTTATTGAGTCTATAATAACTGATAAATTTGTACTAAAAAGAGCAAGTTCCATACTGAAAGAGTTAGATAAAGTTACTAATATCTTAGACCGTAGAGAGGCGAATCTAACAGCGTGGGATGCAGGCTGGCAGAATACTGTATTCCATAAAGCCGCCAATAGTGAAGAGTTTATTAATGATAAACTAATAAAGAAGTGCATCTATAAGAGTGCTATTATTTTAAACATGTTTGAAGGCATTAGGTTCTTTGCAACCTTTGTTACTGCATGGAGTTTTTCTGAACAACCAGAAAAATTACTAGCAGGTTCTTCTAACATATTTAAACTAATCGCAAGAGATGAGATGATTCATTTAGATGTCTTTCAAAAGGTAATAAAGCTTCTTAGAACAAGTAAAGAAGAAGGGTTCTTTGAAGTAGTTGAAGAAATGGAAGATGAGATATATGAATTATTTAGAATTGCACACAAAGAAGAGATGGATTGGATTGAACACTTGTTCAGCAAAGGCTCTCCTTTAATAGGTATGAACGAAACTATCTTAAAAGAATATATGGATTATATATTCGCTGTAAGAATAACCAATATAGGTATGGATCCAAGTATTATTGGTCTAAAACTAAAGACCAACCCACTACCGTGGGTGGATAACTACTTAGATTCTAGCCATATTAAGTCTGCTCCTCAAGAGATTGAGTCAGTAAATTATGTTGCAGCTATAGACAGTTCATTAGACGAGGATTTTACTTTGGAGGATTTATGATATATGAAGAAACAGTTTGGGTAAGCAACGACGAACCCCTACAGGAAGATACAAGAGTGGCAATCTTTAAAGATAGACACCCTGTAGTAACTTCACACTTATTATTTATCCCCAAAGAAAACACTAATGAATGTATAGCAGAAGCATATAAAAAAGCCCTAGACTGGGCAGAAACCTGGATGTTAGTAGGTGGAATAGATGGAGTTAACATAGGACAGAATATAGGTGTGGCAGCAGGACAATCCGTAATGTGGCCTCATATTCATTTTATCCCAAGAGAAAAAGGAGACTGTAAAGAAAATGCATCAAATGGAATTAGACTATCACACCCCGGAGGAGTACAAATTAATGAACTTACAAGCTAGTTACAAAGCAAGAGAAATAATAGATGCACACATAAAAGGAATTCCGATAGTAGTAAGATACAAACATGTAGGAGGAAAATGGCATTCTCTAAGTAATATCGCACATATTAACTGGAACTTTGCTAAATACGATTACAAAATTGATACCAAAGAAAAGTCAGAAGAAGACCTCATGACGGAAGTTTATAAAGCAGAGCTAGGTTCTAGTTTTGAAACTATGGATAAAGGAGTTTGTAGTGGAAAAATTAATAATCAACTACTTTAAAAATAATTCTTGACAAAAACCTAAAACTTTGGTATAATATTCATTATAAAATCGAAATTTAACTTAAAAAAAGGAAACTAAAAAATTATGTCTACAAAAATTATGTTCAAAATGACAATAGATGAAGCCAAAGAAGAATTGGTTGCAAACGAACGTATGCAAGAGGCTATAGCAGAAAAATTTAATTGGCCTGAACTTACGGACAAAGAATATATCGCAGCAGAATTAAGATTATCAGAGTGTCAAGCAGAAGAAGAAGTTCTTCGTTCAACTATTGATTTCTGGGAACAATTCGAAAAAGGCTTAGAGAAAAAACAGCAACAAAGTCTTGATAAGCAACTAGATGAGCTTATCGAGAGTAAAGGCGACAAGGAAAAATTACTGAAACAAAAAGCGTTGGAGGCAAATGTTGCCAGAACTGAAATTGCTGATGAAGTAAATACAAAATGGACTCCAGACGCTACAAGTTGGAAAAAAGACTCGGAGTATATACGATTATTCGGTATAGACTCACACAAGTTAGGAATAGAAGCTTTTGAATAAATTTATACTAACCATAGGGGGTGTTTTAACTCTAGGGTTAGGTTTAATCATAGGCTATAGTATAGTGGCAGACTCCTGCCAAAGCCTCTCAGTATTATATGGTATAGATGTATTAGAAGCCATAGCAGAAGGGAGAAACATAAATTGTTACTAATATGGAACTTAAAAATATGGGTTTAATAAAGGTAGATAGAACAATGATGCAGTACCTAAAACTGCAGGAAGAAAAAAGAGAGAAAGAAAAAAGAGAGGAAGAACAAACTAAACCACGCCCTTTGTGGCGTAACGATTGGAGAAAATGAAAACAATACATAACAATTTAATATTTGCATTTTTGGTGGTTGGACTAATAGCCGCTTGGGTATATTGGATTTCTTACCTAATCCTTCTCTGAAAAATATAACTTGACATTTTGGTGATTTCCGAGTATAATATAGTTCAGAAATTGAGAAATTTAACCAGTAATTAACAGCCAATGTCAAATAAGGGCTTCAGTATCAAGTAGGGGAACAGAAACAACTGACCCGAAAACTCGTCAGAGGGGGTATTGATAGCATTCCGTACTGATTGGTGGTTGGATAAAGGCTTAGCAACTAAAGGGGCGAAGACCAAACCAGCTAGTTAAGACTGCAAGTTCTAAACGAATCGCAGGATAAAAAAATGTAGTTAGGGGCGTAGGAGTCTTTCACGCCCTAAAATAAGGAGACTTGAAGTCATGGGAAACTAGTGCCTTGAATCGACTTCCCTCTTTGAGAGAAAAGAAATTCTAATAGACGTAGCCTAGGCGGGGGTGAGGTCAGACGCGGAAACCTCCCCCCACTTTTTTGCCTATATCTGCGAAAGGATTAAATCCAATGGTTTTAGCACGCTGGGGCAGTACCAGCCAGCTCCACCAATGTGGCATTAACATGCTCCTCCCACACATTTAGTGTGTTAGTGTCACCCTGATGGGGCTGAAATAGATTAGACTTTAACTAAGGATAGGTCACGGGAAGACCCCTCAATGAGAAAATATCCTGTAGTCGGATGAGGCATGACGAAAAACACCTCGGTTGGTATAAGAGCAACAGGTTTAGGCAGGCTGTCCTACAACAGCCTCCAACTTAATTTAAGAGGAAACTGTATGAGTTATGTAATAGCGTCAGATGATAATAGATTTGATTATGATGTACTAAATAAAAGTCTAGTTATAGTAGATTTCTATGCTAGTTGGTGTGAACCCTGTAAGCAGATGGCTCCAATATTAGAGAAGGTTGCAAGAGATGGTTACGGTGAATTTGGTGTTGTAAAGATAGATGTAGATGAAAACAAGTATTTATCTGAAAGATATAACATTAGAAGTATCCCTACTCTAGTTCTATTTGTTAATGGCACAGAGGTTGCCAGACACACAGGAGTAACAGATAAAGGATTTTTTGCACACTGGTTAAAGGACTACGGAATATGAAAAAACTAATATGTACTTTACTCTTAATATGTTCTACAAGTAGTTTTTCAGAACTAGGAGATAACTGGAATGAAAAATTACTTCTAGAGTATAGAGATTATACAGGAGCAGTACTGGGTGCTATGGCAAACTACCACGTAAGATGTGGTGGCATATCAGTACTAGGAGGAGAATTTATAGAAAAAGCAGTAGAGATACATGGTTTTTCTACAGAAGATACTCAAGATGCCTATTACGCAAGAGGTTATGACCAAGCAAATAGTATGACTTGTCAAAAACTGCGTAGAGGATTTACAATGTTGAATATAGTACACCTATTAGCTGAAGGTGAACACTATGATGATTGATTTATGCAATCATTGTACCAAAGCCAATAATGGGTGTCCTATTTACCCAACCTTAAGAATTACTTACCAATGTGTAGAATATTTTGGGAAACCAACTTTATCTTCAGAACTTTTTAATAAACTAAAATTACAGAATGTTTCAAAACTTTTTAATATACAAGCAGAACCTCCGTATAGAGAACCTGCGAGCCCCTAATAAAGAACACGCTAGACGTGTGTTCCCACAAGCTAGGGCAATATTTAAAGTTAGTGAAAGAGTCGGGTTCAGAAAATGAGTTGGGTAAAGAAGAAATGGGAATACGCAACTCGGAAGAAAACGAGCATTGGCAGGAGGTGGATAAAAACTTCCACTATGAATAAGTCCAAACGAAGAAGTTTCAAGAAGTATAGAGGTCAGGGTAAATAGTTGTTGTGAAAAAGGAAAGTAGGTCGACTACCTACCCTAACTATCGAGGGATTCAAAGTGCCTTATATACCTAAAAGTCTTAGGGAATCTTTATAAGGTGGGTGCAAATACTCCTCCCAACCCTTAAAATTGTGATAGTACAACAATCCTGCGGGACTCGCCCTTCGGTCCCCTAAATAAATAGAAGGGCTTTTATTTTTTAATTATTAAATTTCAAGGAGAGGAATATGAGCAAGAGAGCAATACCAGGCGTTATATTAAAGAGGGACGCCAACAAAAACAGAATTTCTAAAAAGATGTATAGTCATGGCACATACAGGTGTAAACGTCACCCTAACTCAAAGAGGTGTCAAAATGGGAGTATCTGATATACAGATATTAGTAGGTATATTTTTAATTATTGCAACAGGCAGTTCTTATTATATAGGACGTAAACAAGGTATTCTAGACGCAGTTAATAGTCTAGAAAGGCTGGGCATTATAGAACTTGAAGATGAGGAAAATAGTGCTTGACTTTTTTGGTGAAATTTGATATAATATACATAAATAGTAGTAATGCCTTCGGGGTTACCAACTATTATAGACGGGCATTAGCCCACTTTTAACCCGTGTGGCTTAATATAAGCACACAATTCTTACTTTATAAGGAGAAATTATAATGGTAGCAACACAATTAGTACACGACTTCCCTTTTAGGGATTTAATGATAGGATTCGACGACTTCTTCTCACACGCAGATAGAATTTCAGGCAATCTTAAATACCCCCCATACAACATAGCAAAACACTCTGATGAGAAGTATACCATCGAGGTAGCTTTGGCTGGATGGTCAAAAGACCAACTTACTATCGAACAACATAACGGTAAACTAACTATTAAAGGTGCAAAACCTGATAGTATGACAGAGACCGAGTTCGTATACAAAGGAATTGGTAATAGAGCTTTTACAAGAGAGTTCAAGTTAGCAGAGCATATGAATGTGACTCACGCTGACTTAAAGAACGGGGTTCTAGTAGTAGACTTAAGCCTCGATATTCCTGAGGAACTAAAGCCTAGACGGATTTCATTATAGTCGGACTAAGCCCTCTACGGAGGGCTTTTTAGTATGGATAAGAAAATTATTCCTTGACTTTTTTGGTCAAATTTGTTATAATATGTAAAGAAGTAGTAGTAACTTCTAGGGTTTTTAAGGAATAACATAATGGAATGGTTTTATTATTATACGACGTTTGCAATATCAGGTGCTTTAGTAACCTGGTGGGCAATTTTTAGACCTTCAGTACAGTTATTAGCCCGTGCAACAGAAGGTAATCACCCTATGTTACGCAATCAAATCTTATCAGGACTAGTATGGACTAGCTTAGCTATAGTAGCCCTTCCAGCCTTGATATATCCCATATTAAATGATAAAGTCAGAAAAAACTTTATAATCAGTTTAACTCAAGGATTTCTTGAAAGAAACTCCAAAAATTAACATTGTTTAAAAATAATACTTGACATTAACCTCAAATTATAGTATAATATTCATTTAAAAATCAAAAATTTAACATGAAAATAGCCTATCAAAAGGTAACTCCTGTACGGGAACTTAGCTGGTATATAAAATGGATTGCTAATGTATTCTGTCTAGCTGGTATGGTACTAATAAGTGCAGGAGGCCAATACCCTTTACTACAAATGATAATTTCCCTAATCGGTGTTGCTGGTTGGGCTCTTGTTGCCATTATATGGCACGATAGAGCATTAATAGTTGTTAATGCTATGGCGATATTTATATACCTCACAGGGGTAGTTAAGTTTCTAATGAAAGGAGGAATAACATAATGCACAAAACAGTAGATGATAAAATTGACCAATGGTTTGAAGATAGGGGGATAGTAGCAAACGGTAAAACTATGAGTCAGGCTATAAAAACCTTAGAAGAAACTACTGAATTAATTGACGCAATAAATACTAATAATTTGCTTGAGATAGTAGATGCAGTAGGCGACATATATGTTACGCTTAGAGGAGTATGCATAGTAGAGGGTATAGACTTAACTTCCTGTGCAGAAGCAGCCTACAATGAAATAAAAGACAGAAAGGGATACCTCAGGTCTGATGGCACATTCGTTAAAGAGCATGATAGATTACCCGAGAAATTAACTTCATCAGAAAACGATAACATATATGTTAAAGACAAAGAAACAGGCAGAAACAAACAAGTATCTGCTAAAGAGTATTTTGATAGTCTTCCCGATACGGTAGATAGTCAAGATGTTGAAACTAAACACTATGACTTATTTAAGTTATTGAAAGGAGGAAAAAATAATGTGGATTAAAAAAGAAACATTAGCAACTCTCATTGGAGAAGTAGCAGAGATGGCTGAAAAAATCAATACTACAGTTAATACTCAATCTCAAGCAACAGTAGAGCTTGGAGAATTAGTAATAAGACTAAAGGATATAGTATTAGTACAAGAAGAAAGAATCGCCCAACTAGAAGTAGAAAATGGGTGGTCTTTAGAAGAAACGGCAGAGAGGGCTAGACAAGTTCTTGGTATAGACGACACTAAAGTACATTAATGGTCTTTAGTAATAGTCATTTAGCTCTAGAGGTGGGTTCCTGGGTATACAAAGAACTGGGAATAGAAGGTAGTGTTATGATAAACTTAGTACCATTAGATGCTGACGGGTACTGTTATGATAATGCTTACATAGAAATTAATGAAAACCTTTCTCGAGCAGAACAATCAGTAGCAATATGCCATGAATTAATACATTGGAAACAGTATCAAGATACTGGTGTTTTTGAAGAAGATGAAGCCTACAATGGTGAAATAGAACTATATAAACAATACCAAAAAGAGGTAAAAAGTACACTACATTAAGCTCCTTAACTCATAACAAATAAAAAATATTTCTTGACTTTTTACTTAAAATTAAGTATAATATTTATATAAAAATCGAAAATTTAACTTTAACATAGAGAACGCAAAAGATGAACACAATTCAATTCCAATATCGCAAAACACCAGAAGATATCACAAATAGAGAAGCAATTATACTATCACCTGCCAGTAATAACTACTTAACGTTAGACATTACGGAACTGGACTTTGAGGATAAAGTAAAACTCGAAAAAGGTTTAGTAGAGTTACAAAAGGGAGTTGATGATGCTTTTACAACTAGGACTAAGTGGATACGTGATAATGGTTTTGGAACTTGTTATCGCAATTTCACAAAAGACAAGATGTCCCAAGTGATTGCTGGTTTAACAAATCTTAAATAACAAGACGGTTTCGCCCCATTCCGCAATATGGGGCTTTTTATTTTATCACAGGAATTTCAATGTCCACCAAATATAAAGAAGAAGTACAACAACAAAGAGCACAGCTCTCTCGCTTGTACGAACAACAAGAAAATCTTAATGAAAACATAAAGGGATTAAAGCAAATAATCGCTACCCTAGAGTATGTTGCTGATAAAGAGCAAAAGAAAGAGGAGGAAAAGCTTCAAGAAATAATTGATAAAGCTAAGAATCCTAAAACACAACAATCAAATAAAGGAAACTAATTATGGCATGGGATGATGACAAAAGAGCAGAAGTAGTTGCACAATATGAAGGTGCAAATCCTACTCCTGAAACTTCAATGGAAATAGTAAAAGAAATAGCTGAAGATGTGGGAGAGTCCCCAAACGGTGTTCGCATGATACTTACCAAAGCAGGAGTATACATTAAAAAAGATGTTACTAGTACTGCTACCACGAATGGTTCTAAAGGTAAGAGAGTATCAAAGGTTGCAGCCCACGCTAAGTTATGTGCTGAAATAACTTCCGCAGGTTTGGAACCTGATATGGAAATTATTGGCAAAATGACAGGCAAGGCAGCTGAATACTTATCAGATGTAATCAGTAAGCTTCGTCAAACAAGCGATTACGAACTTTAGAAATTTTATTATTTTCTAATAGGGGGTTGCATGGCAAGAGTAAAAGTAAAGGATAGTGAAAAACTAAACCCTAGCAATATTCGTCATGTAATTGACCTATTAGAAAGTGATAAACCAATTACTAAGAAAGAAGCGTGTAATTTATTAAGAATTTCTTATAATACTACTCGTCTTGGTAATATAATCAAAGGCTTTAAGGAACGAGAAGCAACTATAAAGCGACTTAAAGCAAAAAACTATGGTAAACCTGCAACAGAGCAGGAAACCGTACGAGCAATAGAGGAATATCTTGATGGAGAACCTCTATATAAGATTGCAGAGTCTATGTATCGTTCCTCTGCTTTCATAAAAGGAATTATGGAAAGGAATAACGTCCCCGTTCGTTCTACTAGCCATAGTTACTTTCACCCAAAGTTACTCCCCGACGAAGTCCTTACTGAGGACTACGAACCAGGTGAACTAGTATGGTCTGCCCAATATAACCATACAGCGGAAATAACTGTAAGACATGATAAAGATGATTTACACTACCCTTGCTACGGCATACAGGTGCTAGGTGATTATTATAAACATGCTTACGTTCCGTGGTATGAGTTAGGCAGTCTACGACATTTACAACAGTTAGGAGTAAAGATAAATGATGAAATCCCTATTCTTAGAGAAAATGGAAGAGGCGGGTGATGCAGTTATTACATACAGAAGCCCAGTTTCCAAAAAACTCAAGTACAATGTATGCACTTTAGAATTTGATTCGTGTAATTACATTAAAGAGAAAAATCAAAAGAAAAATATAACGGTGAAAGAGGGTTGTATTCTACTATTTTGTTGGGATACAGACTCTTTTAGACAAATAAACGTCAACGCAGTTACAAGTATTCAACCGTTGGGAACAATTTTAAGGAATAGAATACCATGACAGGTGATGATGTTTATGAAAAAATAATTCTAGAACAAGAAGATAAAGAAATACAATATAGGTTAGTTGTATCTACTTTCAGAGATGTTGAGTATGTTCATATAAGAAAATACTATTTAGACTTTGAGGGGGAGTACAAACCCACGAAAGAGGGAGTATGTATTCCATTTGAACTTAACAGTCTATCCAACTTATTTGAAGGTTTAGTAGAACTACTATCCTTATCAGAAAGCAAAACTATTATACAAGAACACTTTAAAGACTTACTAAAAGATTTATATGACTAAAGAACTATTAGATAAGGCATCAAAGGCGTACTTCGAAGGTTCGCCTTTTTTGTCAGACGAAGAATTTGACTCCCTCGCTAAGAAAGAGGACTATGAACGTGTAGGATACAATCCTGACGCTAGAATGTTACATATGTTTCCCTTGTACTCGTTACAAAAAGTATTCGAAGGGGAAGACACTCCACCCGTATACAAAAGTAAAGTAATTGAAACCCCTAAATTAGATGGGGCAGCAATTTCTATACAGTATAGAAACGGAAAACTTTCTAGTGTAATTACTAGAGGAGATGGTAAAGCAGGAATAGAAGTAACAGACAAATTTTTAAATAATAGTATCGTACCTCAAAAGCTATACCCCGAGTACACATTTGCAGGTACAGGGCACTATATTAAAAATCAAGGACTATTACAAGTTACAGGTGAAATAGTAGCTCCCAAAGAAATTCCGAATGCACGGAATTACGCAGCAGGAGCATTAAACTTAAAAGATATTGAGGAGTTTAAAAGAAGAAACCTTACTTTTATAGCGTATAATATAGAACCTAATATTAGTTCTACATATGAGGGCGATATGAGCCATTTAGAATACTCTGGTTTTAATACAGCAATGGATAGTGATTGGGAGGAGTTCCCAACTGACGGGAAAGTATTCCGTGTAAATGACAATATAGAATACATAACGTTAGGTTTCACTTCTCATCACCCTAGAGGAGCTTATGCTCTTAAAACTAGGGAAGAAGGTATTGAAACCACATTATTAGATGTAATATGGCAAACAGGTAAAAGTGGAAAAGTTACTCCAGTAGCAATACTAGACCCTATTGAAATTGATGATGCTATCATTTCGAGGGCAACCTTGAACAACATGGCATACATCAAAAGTTTGAATCTTGAAATAGGGTGTCGAGTAAAGGTAATAAGGGCGGGCAAGATAATCCCCCGAATTATTGAAAGAGTCAGTTAAGACATCGAAAAAAATAACACTTGACTTTTTGGTAAAACTTCAGTATAATATATTATATAGAAAATTGAGAAATAACAAGATGAATTTAACAACTATTAACGAACCTACCTCATGTCCCACTTGCGACTCTACATTAGAATTGGTGAAAGACCAACTTTTCTGTAGGAACAACAAGTGTGAGGCTAAGTCTAGCAAATTGATAGAGCATTTCGCAAAGACCTTGAAAATTAAAGGGCTTGGGCCGAAAACGATTGAAAAGTTACCTCTAAATTCTATATCGGATATTTATTCTATAACAGAAAAGGAAATATCCACTGAGATTGGTGAAAAGCTGGGCGAGAAATTGTTTAAGCAGATTGAAAATAGTAAATCTGTTGATGCGAGAACTCTCCTTCCAGCTTTCTCCATTCCATTAATAGGCAACACTGCTTCCAAGCGACTGTTTAGTAAAATCTCTAACATGAAAGATATTACTTCAACCAGCGCTACTGCAGCAGGACTGGGGCCGAAATCCTGTGCTAACTTACTCAATTGGTATCAAAATCAATTTAAAGATAACTTAGAGTATTTGCCTTTTTCATTCAGGGCAGATGTACAAGAACCAACAGCTGAAAGTATCGGAAAATCAGTCTGTATTACAGGGAAACTTAACGATTTTAAAAATAGAACTCTTGCAAAAGAGTATTTAGAATCTAAAGGGTTTACCGTTACTTCCTCTGTTACTAAGAAAACAGATTACTTAGTGGATGAAGAAGGAAGAAAATCAAGTAAGAGTACTAAAGCTGAAAGCTATGGTATTCCAATTTTAACAATAAAAGAAATATTAAAGGAACATTTATTATGACAACTCCAAGATGGACAGAAGACCGTACTCGTATCCTTTCAGCAATAGTTGAAGGTATGGGCACTGTGTCACAAGAAACTGTAGCCTCAGCAGCAGTAGAGCTTGATACAACTACTCGCTCTGTTAGCTCTAAGCTACGTAAAATGGGTCATGACGTAGAACTAGCAAGTTCTGCTCATAAAAAGGCCTTCACTGATAGTCAAGCAGATAGTTTGGCTAGCTTCGTTACTGGTAACAGTGGCGTTTACACATATGCAGATATTGCTGGTAACTTCGAAGGTGGTAACTTTACTGCTAAGCAAGTTCAAGGTAAAATTCTTTCTATGGAATTAACTGACCATGTTAAACCTGCAGAAAAAATCGAGGTCGCTCGTACTTACACTCCTGCTGAAGAAGCTACTTTCTTAGAAATGCACGCTAACGGTGCTTTCGTTGAAGAGCTAGCAGAAAAATTAGGTAAGTCTATTAACTCAATTCGTGGTAAAGCATTATCTTTCCTACGTTCTGGCGACATAACTTCAATTCCAAAGCAGAAAGAGTCACGTGCTAAAGCAAACGTGGACGCTCTTGAAGCTCTAGGCGATATTTCTGGTCTAACTGTAGAGCAGATAGCCGAGTCTATTGATAAGACGGTACGTGGTGTTAAAACTATGTTAACACGCCGTGGCTTGTCTTGTTCAAATCATGACGGTGCTAAGAAAGCAGCTAAAAACGCAGCAGCTTCTTAATTGGTAATTTAAGTCAAAGGGTGGCAGTCATACGTTGCTACCCTTTTTTTGTCGGAGAATTTAAGTATGAAATTGATAGCAAAATTCCACGACGTGGACAGCTTCACTGCAACTGAAGCGGTTAGACGAGCAAAAGACCTTCTAGGCGATTACACAGACATTAAAGCATACCCAAGTACGAACGACCCTTGGGATATAGTGTACTTTGCACTCCAACAAATTGTTACTGGAGAGCAATTGAACATACTCTTTGACGAGGGTGCACTCTATCCTATAAAATTGAAAGAATTGAGGTCAGAAATACTAGGGAGATTAACAGCAGAGTTAGACGAGGTAATTCAGGACAACGAACATAAGGCAAAATAATGGATATCGGGGCAACAGTTCTTCATATGTTGATGAAGGAGCAAAGTCTCGATGGCTGGGCAAGAGTAAAAAAGGACTTTTTTCAAGAGTCCTATAGCTCTCTGTATTCAAGCGTTCATAGATTCTACCAAGAGTACAATCGAATTCCTTCCTTTGACCAGTTAGATACTGTAACAAGGGATATTAAAACGCAAAAAGATTTAGCGGCACTTCGTTTACTTGAAGTACCAGAAATTGAACTAGACCTAGCAATTGACGCCTTAATCGACCAGTATTCACAGAACGAATCTCTTAGCTTATTAGATAAGTATATAGATAAGATAACTGTGATGGATAGCTTAGAAGTGAAAGAGAGTCTATCCAATATAGTAATGAAATTAGATGAACAGACCCATACAGACGAGAAAGTGTCTAGTATGGGAGATTTACTAATATTCCAAGAACAGGGCATAGAAGAACACTCCTGTCTTCCGCTTGGTATAAATAATGACTTTGACAGTAGGGTCGGAGGAGCCTATAGAGAAGAACTTATTCTAATAGGTGGTAAGAGAGGCGCAGGTAAATCTCTAGTATGTGCGAATATGGTAGCAAACCAGTATGATATGGGTAAAACTGCTATATTCTTTACTATCGAGATGACAGCAATGGAAACTTTCCATAGAATAACAAGTATGCTATCAAAAGTTCCTTATGCTAGTATTCGTAAAAATAGATTAGATGCTAAAGAAATGAATGCAGTAGCAAAGGTTCGTGCAGAAATGTTCCAACATAGTGAGGGCGTATATGAAGAATTTCTTGATAAACGAAACCCACTAGAGTTCGAACGAAGATTAACTTCAGAATGTAAATTAAAAGAAGATAATCAAATAATAATTGTTGATGATAGGTCTTTATCTTTAACAAGTATTGACTTACAGTTACAAAAAGCTAAAGCACAATTTGGCGACAGTCTAGGACTTGTAGTGGTTGACTATGTTAACCAAGTAGATACAGGTCTTGGAAAGGAAATTTATGACTGGCAAAGTCAAATTTATGCTAGTAAGAAACTGAAAGAGTATGCTAGAAAGTATGATATAGCACTAGTAACCCCTTATCAAATTGATGATAGTGGTCAAACTAGGTTTGCTAAAGGACTATTAGATAGTCCAGACTCTGCTTTCTTAATTAACGCACACTCTAAAGAAGATAACGCTATTACATTCACTTCAACTAAAGTAAGAAGTGGACCAGATATAGAATTTACTAGTGTAATGGATTGGGATACCCTCAAGTTAGGGCCTCAAGCAAAACCTAAACCATCTGCGTTAGGAAAAGAAACAGACGCAAGAAAGGTAGGTAAAAAATCACCTAAGAAAGAAGCGTCGGATATGCTATGGTAGTAAGTGAGATATTAACAAAACATAATATTACGTTTACTCCTAAAGGACAGGACTTCGTTGTACGTTGTTTAAGTCCAGACCATGAGGATAATCATCCTTCTATGCATATTGACCAAGCAGAAGGCACGTTCCACTGCTTTAGTTGTGGTTTTAAAGGGAACGTTTTTAAGTTCTTTAATGTTGATAGAAACTGGCAAGATGTTCGAGTAAAAAGACTGAAAGATAAAATTTCAGCAATCCGAGCTGCTTCTACAGGTTTAATACTACCAGACGGGGCAATACCTTATACTAGACATTTCAGAGATATTGATAAAAGAACTTTAGCCCGTTTTGGGGCATTTATCCATGATAAAGAGTTTGAAGGGAGAATAGTATTCCCCTTACCTGATATTACAGGTAAAATTCGAGCTTTTATCGGAAGATATATAAATAGTAATGCACACCCGAAGTACCTGATAAGACCTTCTGGAGCGGAGCTGCCGTTATTTCCAGCTATAGTATCTCCTATTGAAGGCTCAGTAATTTTAGTCGAAGGCATATTTGATGCGCTTAATTTAATCGACAAAGGCTTAGTAAACGCAGTAGCAGTGCTCGGAGCTAATAATGTACAACTAGAGTTATTAGAAGCCTTGAAGCTCCAAGGTGTGCATACTATTTATACCATGTTTGATGGAGATGAGGCAGGAAGAAAAGCCGAACACTCTGCACACAGATTACTAACAGATACATTTATAATAAACGAAGAAACTAAACTACAATTACCGGATGGACTCGATCCGGGAGACCTGTCCGCTACGGACATAAAACACATAAAGGAAAACATCTATGGAACCACAATCACGCAAGATAGCAGTAGTTGACAAAGCCCCTAGTGGGGTAAACTACAAATCATATTTTAAATTTGATTTCGACCATTTTCACCTCTCTTCAAAAAGGATTAAAAAACTTTTGAAAAAAGATGTGGACTTAGTAGATTTTGAAGAAGATAAGTACGATTATATTGTACTTATAGGTTCTGAAGCCTGCAAATTTATTGGAGGCATAACATCAGTAACCGAATTTTCAGGACATTTAGTGGATAAGAAATTTATCCCTATGATTAGTCCTGCTATGTTAAATTTTAAACCAGAAGCTAAACCTCTATTTAATAGAGCTTGTGAAAAGCTACACGGGTATATAGCAGGACAATTACCTCCCTCTCTTTCAGGAGACTTTGTAGGTATAACTACCGAAGAAGATGCTGAAAGTTATTTGGAAGGAATAATAGAAGATAAATCAATAAGATTTGTTACTTGCGATACAGAAACCACGGCTTTATATCCCCGAGATGGATACGTTCTCGGTATCAGTATGTCGCATAAACCCCAACAAGGAGTTTATATATCGGCAGAATGTATAACTACATACATAGAAGAACTATTTCAAAAGGTTTTTGATAGTAAAATGATTGTTTTCCATAACGCTAAATTTGACCTCAAGATGTTAGAGTATCATTTTGGGTTTACTTTTCCCAAGGTTTCAGATACAATGCTTATGCATTATATCTTAGACGAATCGAAGGGGACTCACGGACTTAAATTCTTAGCTTTAAAATATACTGAGTATGGGGATTATGATAAAGACTTAGATAACTTTAGAAATCAGTACTGTAAAGAAAATCGTATATTAAAGGGAGATTTCACTTATGATTTAATTCCTTTTGATATTCTTTATAAGTACGCTGCTATTGATACTGCTGTTACTTATGAATTATATCAGTTATTCACTAAGAAAATTATCAGTAGTGTGGAACTAACCAAAGTCTATAAAGAACTTATGGTTCCCGGTATGCTATTTCTAAAAGAAGTTGAGGAAGCGGGAGTTCCCTTTGACCTTGATAGGTTACTAAAAGTTCAGAAACTTATGGAAACAGAAATTCAGGTAGCTAAAGAAAAGCTATATGAGTTTGAAGAAGTACATAAGTTTGAAGAAGCACAAGGAAAAGTATTTAATCCAAATAGTACACAACAATTAAGAGTACTAATGTTTGATTTTTTAAAGCTAACCCCTACGGGTAAGTTAACGGGTACAGGAGCACAATCTACTGATGCGGAGGTGTTAAAAACTCTGTCAGAAGAACACCCTATACCTGGTGTTATTTTAGATATAAGACAAAAATCGAAAATTAAAAACACTTATTTGGATAAAGTTATACCTGCTCTAGATAAAGATAGTCGTATTCGTACAGGATTCAACCTTACCTCGACAACGTCGGGAAGATTATCTAGTTCAGGAAAACTTAATATGCAACAGTTACCCAGAGATAACTCTGCTGTAAAAGGTTGTATTAAAGCAAATCCAGGGTACAAGATACTACAACAAGACTTGTCAACAGCTGAAGTATATGTAGCTTCAGTACTTAGTAAAGATAAGGCTCTTCAAAATGTGTTTAAGAGTGGTGGAGACTTGCACTCCACAGTTGCGAAGATGGTTTTCCAACTTCCACATGACCCAGCAGACATTAGTGTGTATGCTAAGAAAGAAAGACAAGCTGCAAAAGCTATTACTTTCGGAATCATGTATGGATCTGGGCCTGCAAAGGTATCGGAAACAGTAACTAAAGATAGTGGAGAATTTTTCTCCATTGAGCAAGCAAAGGACACAATTTCCAAGTACTTTTTAACTTTTAGAAAGTTAAAGACTTGGTTAACAAAGTCCAAAGAGCAAATCGAGTCGGACGGATTCATTTACAGTATTCTAGGCAGAAAGCGTAGACTACCTAATGTATTCAGTAACGATAAAGGCATTGCGTCGCATGAAGTAAGAAGTGGCATAAACTTTCTTATTCAGTCTGTTGCTTCAGATATTAACCTCTTGGCTGGAATAGAGTTAAGTCAATGGTTAAAGGACAACAAGAAAGACGCAAAAATAATAGCACTAGTTCATGACTCGTTAGTGCTAGAAGTGAAAGAATCGGAAGTTGAGGAAGTCTCAGATATGATGGCAAAAATAACTCAAAAAGACCGAGGATGTTCTATTCCAGGGCAACCAATAGGAGTAGACTTAGATATTGGAGATGATTATGCATTCGGAAAGTTTGAAAAGCAATACCCCGAACTTCTCTAATATTCACTGGCCTGTTTGGATAATTAGACCTCACGAATCCATAGCGGGGGGTCTAATTACCGACAAAAGAGGTATTAGACGTATAGACTTACCTGGTAAAGAAGAATTTACAGTAAGACGACTACGAGCTAAACAATTAAAAGATTATCCATTATACCCACTAACTAAGGCTATATGGTCTTTGAAAGACTTATTAAGTTCAGGACACCTTTGTTTCATAGATTATGAAGGCAAGATTTATAAATATAAAAAAACGACCTTCTACCCATTAGTTTACAAAGAAATCCTAGATAGGTGGTATACGGATAATTCAACTGTCTTTTTATTAAAAGGAGTAAATAGTCCTTTTGAAGTTAGAGGCAGGCTTAACCTTCACGCAAAATATGCTGGAGTACTAAAAATAGATAAAGGTTACTTGCTTTATGAAGTAACTAATCAGAAACTAAAAGACACAAGAAGGAAAATATGAGAGATAATGCACTAACCTGGATTATAATACTTACGGCTCTAGTTGGAATTGGAATTGTATCCATTGGGTTTTATATGTATATAGATGAAATAATGAGAAGCTTCTTTTTCAGATGAAGGATAAAGCAGTAATTTCAAATCGAATCTATATGACAGCTGACGCTAAACGACAGAAGCTGTTAGACTTAGAGCTTACTTATAAGATTCCGTCGTATAATCCGACGGAACCACCTCAAATAATTAAGAATATGGGAAGAATAAGTAAAGACCTTGTTACAGTACCAGTAGGTAGATTCGACCTAATTCCAGAAGGACATGAAATTATTGATAAGAGAGTATTAGTTCCAGAAAATTTTCCAGAATTCAAATTTGGATTGAGGGATAGTCAGAGTAAAATTTTCAAATCTATCGACGATAATGCAATTATAAACGCATTTGTAAGTTGGGGTAAGACTTTTACAGCTCTGGCTGTTGCTTCTAAACTGGGTCAGAAAACTTTAATAGTAGTACATACATTGGCGTTAAGAAAGCAGTGGGAAGAAGAAGTAGAGAAGTGCCTGGGTATTAAGCCAGGGATTATCGGAAGCGGAAAATTCAATACCGACCCGATAATCGTTGTAGCGAACGTACAGACTTTGAGTAAAAGAATAAAAGAAATTTCAAAAATGTTTGGAACAATTATTCTGGACGAAATGCATCACGTAAGCGCTCCTACATTCTCTGGGATAATTGACAAGTGCTCTGCAAGGTATAAAATAGGTCTGAGTGGTACTTTGCAAAGAAAAGATGGGAAACATGTAATCTTTAATGATTATTTCGGTTTTGACGTACATCAACCCCCGAAAGAGAATTACATAACACCGAGAGTAACCATCGTAAAGTCAGATGTCCGATTCCCTGATAGTACTAAAATTCCTTGGGCGAAAAGGGTAAACGCCGTCGCTTATGACGAAAGTTACCAACGAATAGTAGCCCAACTAGCGTCAGTTTATGCCGCTAGAGGACATAGGGTACTAGTAGTAAGTGATAGAGTACAACTTCTAAAAAGGTGTGCTGAATTCACGGGAGATAACGCTACATGTATAACTGGGGAGCTAGACCAAGCAACGAGAGATAGAGAAATAGATAAGTTACGAACTGGAGAGGCTGATATCCTATATGGTTCTCAGAGTATCTTCGGAGAGGGCATTTCTGTTAACGAACTCTCTGCCTTGGTCTTAGCAACTCCAATTAATAATGAACCTTTATTGATTCAATTGATAGGGAGAATTATTAGAAAACAAGAAGGTAAATTACAGCCCGTGATAGTAGATATACACTTGAAGGGCAATACAGCAACCAGACAAGCAAAAGCACGTTCAGCTGTATACATTAAACAAGGTTACGACATAAAGGTTGTAGCTAATTAAAAATAACTCTTGACAAAGTGGTTATTTTATAGTATAATATTACTCTAAATGGGAGATTTTTAAGTTGATTTTCTTTGATTGGAAAAAGGTACAAAAACTGAGTGGAGGTAAATCCGTGAACGTGGTAAGAATCCTAGCTATTCATACCTACAATATCAGGATGCCTCGAAGTAATAAGAACATAAGCCGATTTTACAACCATAATCTAAGTGGCGATAGCTACTTAATTAATCCTAGAGAGATATTTAAAAACACAGCACAAGTAACTTTCAATAACATGGCACTCTATATTGAGTTGGCGAGTCTTAGAAATTACTTAGATTACAAATGGTATGGCGTTAAAACGTTACCATTGAAATACACAGAGATAGACCGGGCAGCTATAGAGGATAATCCCCTTTTAAGTATAGATGGTCAAGATAATATAACATTTTATTACGAGGAAAAAGAAAATGGCAATTAAATTTGGAAATATTGAAGGTAAAGCTAAAAAATCATCAGTTGAAGCTTACACCTATAAAGACGGAGACAACAAAATACGTATGGTGGGAGATGTTCTTCCTAGATACGTATATTGGTTAACAACTGCTGATGGCAAAAGAGTTCCTATGGAATGTCTTGGGTTTGACAGAGATAAAGAGCAGTTTACAAACATTGAAAAAGACTGGGTAAGACATTACTTCCCAGACCTTAAATGCTCTTGGGCATATGCAGTTCAATGTATTGATGACGACAACAAAGTTAAAGTTCTCAATCTTAAAAAGAAACTATTTGAGTCTGTAATGGTAGCCGCAGAAGATTTAGGCGACCCTACAGATATTGAAACTGGTTGGGCATTATGCTTTAAAAAGCAAAAGACTGGCCCTCTACCGTTTAACGTAGAGTATACTTTACAGGTTCTTAAGTGTAAGCCAGAACCTTTAAACGCAGAACAGTTGGAAGCAATTGAAGAACTACCGAGCATTGATGACGTAATCGCTCGCCCTACTTCAGAATTACAAAAAGAATTTATCGAAAGCAGAGTTCTAGAGAACACTGGTAAAGATAATATTCCTGATGAAGTCGCAGACGAAGTTTCAGAGCTACTGTAGTTTACACACTAATCAGCCCCAGGTACTGGGGCTTTTTATCACCTTTAGGAAACACCAATGAAAATTCTATTCAGCGCTGATTGGCACATCAAGTTAGGACAAAAAAGCGTCCCACGCAAATGGGCGACTAACAGGTACGAATTACTATTCAAAGAATTGTACAAGTTAGAAAAAACTGTAGACCTTCATGTAATTGGAGGAGATTTATTTGATAGAATACCAACTTTAGACGAATTAAGTTTATACTTTCAGTATATTAAGGGTATAAGTATAAAAACTATTATATACCCTGGAAATCACGAGGCACTAAGAAAAACTACGACCTTTTTCTCTAACTTAAAGGACGTAACTCGTGCTATTAATCCTTTAGTAACAATTCTAGACGATTACTACAAACTAGAAGATATGGATTTTATTCCATACAACAAATTAAAAATATTCGACCCAAAAGACTTTAGTGGGCGAACATTATTCACACACGTTAGAGGCGAAATACCTCCACACGTAACTCCTGAAATTGACTTAGACCTACTTAAACGCTGGGAACTAGTTATTGCAGGAGATTTACATTCACATTCAAATTCACAAGGTAATATAGTTTATCCTGGCAGTCCAGTAACCACTTCCTTTCATAGAAACCCTGTAGACACAGGAGTATTGCTATTTGATAGTAGTACTTTGAACTGGTCGTGGCTAAAACTAAAATTACCTCAACTTATTCGACAAACCGTAGGTCACCCAGACCAAATGATTGAAACTCACTATCATCATACTATTTATGAGTTAGAGGGTGACGTATCTGAATTGGTCAAGGTAGACAAAGATAATAAGTTACTAGACAAGAAACTTATTAAACGGTACAATGATTCTGCACTAATTCTAACACCTGAAATGACATTAGAAGAAGAATTAGCAGAGTATTTACAATTTATTTTAGGCTTAAACGAGAAAAAAGTTAAAGAAGTCTTAGGAGTGTTTCATGATTATACTTAAAAACCTTAGATGGTCTAATTGCTTTTCTTATGGGAGAGATAATCACTTAGACTTACAAAGTAATATTATAGTACAGCTTGTAGGCGAGAACGGTGCTGGTAAAAGTACTATTCCTCTATTATTAGAAGAAGCTTTATTCAATAAAAACTCAAAAGGGGTTAAAAAAGTAGATATTGTAAATAGAAATAACCCTAAAGATGGTTACCAAATAATTTTAGACTTTGAAGTAGATGGTAAAGAGTATTCTATATCTGTTAATAGAAAAGCAAGTATTAAAGTAGTACTTCTATGTGACGGAGAGGACATTTCCTCTCATACAGCAACTAATACCTTCAAAACAGTGGAAAAAGTACTAGGATTAGATTTTAAAACGTTTAGCCAGTTGGTTTACCAAAGCACAACGAGTTCTTTGCAGTTTTTAACGGCTACAGATACTAATAGGAAACGATTTTTGATTGAATTGTTAAATTTAGACAGCTATTTGAAGTTATTTGATAACTTTAAAGAAGCACACAAGAGTGCAGCTTCAGATGTTGCGGAAATAAAGGGTAGTATTAGTACTATTAACTCCTGGATTAAGAATAACCCGATAACAAGTACCACGAAGAAGGAACTTTTAGAGTTACCAGACTCGCCCGAAGAATTAATATCAGAAAGAGCTTTAATTCAGGAAAGATTAGACAATATAAAGGACATTAATAATAAAATTAACTTAAATAACCAGTATAGAAGTCAGTTAAGTGAAATTAATCCAGAAGAATTAACTAAAGAAACTATAGAACCCGCAGGAATAGCAGATTTAAGAACAGAAGATGCTACACTTAAAAATCTATCCGCTCAAGCAACACAAGTTATACAAAAAATAGATAAGTTAGGAACAAGCTGTCCTACTTGTCTACAAGAAATAAAAGAAGAAAAAGTATTAGAATTAAAGGCAGAACAAACTGCTATTATTAAGAAAAATAACCGTAGGTCAGGTGAAATAAAAAACTTTCTTATCTTTAAAAAAGCCCAGTTGAAAGAACACGAAGAACACCAAAAAATAATTCAAAAATTTGAAAAATTTTCAAGCCTAGTTGACCAAAATTTACCTACTACGACTGAGGACAAAACCGAATTAGACAGAAAAATTACTTCTTTAAATGAAAAAATTTCTGAGAAAGAAAATGAGATTAGGGATATATCAAATGAAAATGCAGCTATAACCAAATTTAATACCGAATTAGATTATCTTATCTCCCAAGTAAAAGAGTTTAAATTAAAGTTATTATCAGAAGAGTCTAATTTAAAGAAAAATAATGAAGTATATGCGAATTTAGAAGTACTTAAAAAAGCATTTAGCACTAATGGACTAGTAGCGTATAAAATTGAAAATCTTGTTAAAGATTTAGAAGATTTAGTTAACCAGTATCTTGCAGAATTATCTGATGGTCGTTTTGGGCTTCAATTTGCTATAACTAATGATAAATTAAACGTAGTCATATCAGATGAAGGAAAAGATATAGACATTCTCGCGTTAAGTAGTGGTGAGCTTGCACGAGTTAATACTTCCACTTTATTAGCTATTAGAAGATTAATGAGTACGCTTTCTAAGTCTAGAATTAATGCTTTATTTTTAGATGAAGTAATTGGTGTATTAGATGATGAAGGTAGAGAGAAATTGATTGAAATTCTCCTAAAAGAACATGAATTAAATACCTTTTTAGTAAGTCACGGTTGGTCACACCCTCTTTTAAGTAAGGCAAACGTAATTAAAACTGAAAACATTTCGAGAATAGAGTGGCAGTAAATAAAAGTAAGGCTAAAGGCAGCAGAGCAGAATTAGCTCTCTGTAAGTATTTAACTCCTATTACTGGGTGGAATTGGGAAAGAATACCCTTGTCTGGCTCACTAGATGTGAAACATGGTTTAAAAGGTGATGTATATATTCCTAAAGAATTGAATAAGTACTGTGTAGAGGTAAAGCATTATAAAGATGACCATCTTACAAGTAAAATGCTTAGTAATAAAACTCCACAAGTAGTAGAATGGTGGGAACAAACAATTAGAGAAACTAAAGAGAATGACGCAGAACACCCATTATTAGTATTTAAGTTCGATAGAAGTAAGTGGTTTTGTGCGTTTTTAGAAGAGCCTATAAATGATTATAGGCACTTTTACTTTTCAGATGGGTTTTATTTAGCAAAGTTAGACGACTATCTAACTGATAGAAAGAAATCTGACTGGGTTTGGGTTAGACAATAATTATCTAGCGTTTGAATATTTAAAAGGTGTTTCTGCGAAGGCTAAGTAGATGTATGTACTTGCAGAATCGTTATAATGATTATTGTTGTATCTTATTTTGAAACCATTAGACACAAAATCTAAAGATTGTGATACACCAGATGTTTCAGCACCACTTGTATTTGGAAATAAAGCTTTACTTACATAATTATAGGTATCTCTTACTCCATCATATATATTCCAATTTTCTCCAGAATGACTTGATTCTTTAATTAATACCCATTTAGGTCTAAACCCTGTATAAATAAATGTTCCGTCATTATTTCCATTACCTTTATATGAACCAACCTTAGAGTAGCCATCTACAGAGTGGAAACAGTAGGCTACGTAACTTCTACCATCCCAGTTTGTTTCTGTATCAGTTCCTATTGAAAATACACTTGCTGTAGGTGTGGTTTCTGCCCAAACATCTGTATCTGTAGTTACAGCATCAGTGCCGTTCAGGTGCAATTTTTTATTATTGCCTAAGCTTTTTACATAGGTTGCCCAAGAGCCTGTCAAACCACTATATACTTTAGCAATTATTATTTCTGGTGCTTTAGATAATCCGTGTCCTACAGTTTCATCAGCACCTTCGTTTCCAACCCAAGTAACAATACTAAACCCAGCGTCAACATTAGCAGAAGTTGCTGTCGTATTTATAGAACCATTAGTATTAGATGAACCACTACCATTTGCTTTCCAGTTCCAAGCAACGTGTGTTGTACCGTTTGTTTGGTTTACAGACGCCCAATCTTCTCCAGCACCTAATGTAAATCCATCAGAGTCAAAAGAAACAAGGTCTTTATCAGAAGCAGCAATATATTCAGCAGCAGTTTGATTAGATGCTAATCCACTATTTACACCTCTTATTGCATCAAACAAAACTGGACTACCAGTAGAACTTCTAATCTTAAACCAACTTAAATCTGGTTGAAAGCCAACTCCTGTAATAGCATTAGTTCCAGCATTAGCTGTATAAAGCACAGTATTAAAATGCTCACTAGGTGTAACAGCTACTGCTGGCAAGTTAGATGTACATAATGCTAAGAAGCCACTAGGTGGTTCATAATAGAAATCACCTATACCATTAGAATCTTGATTGCCTTGTGCTGTCTGAGTACCTGCGAAACTTGAGTCTTGTCCGAAGTTTGCTACCCTTGAATTATAACGAGCAACCCCAGAATTATTATTCATAGCAACAGGATATATAACTGTACCATCTGTAGGTATAGTGCTATCAGTATGAACTAGCGTATTATTACGGTAATACTTGAGAGAACCACCATCCATATCAAGTCGAAAACCCATAATACCACCAGCATCCACATCAGTATCGTCTGTACTAGAAGTTGCTGTATAGTCTTTATATTGGGTATTAGTACCCTTATTTCTATATACTGACCTGCCAGCAGTACCAACCATAGTTGGTGCAGTATCGCCATCGTTTTCCTGTGAATGACTTGTAACACCATTCCAAGAAACTGTTGATGTAGCAATATCAGCGTTCCAACTAACTTCCCAATACCATTTTCCTGTTGTTACACCAAAAGTAGCATTAGTCGCTGTATTATTAGTTCCGTAATTTTTTAAATTACCTTCCATTAGAACTGATACTTCATTTGAAGATAAAGGATTATAAGTACAAAAGTTATTCGTAGGACTATCAACCATAATATCTGACTCTGTTAGGTTATTAGAAGTCCAGTCATTATTGTTACCACTTTGGTCTAGCCAGTATGCGTACTCTCGTTTGTCAGCGAAAGCCATATAGATATAAGTTTGACCATTAGTATTAGTATTACCAATATTTCCAAACATCTGAAATGATGTATCAGTTATAGTAACCGCTGCATCATCACCTGCTGTATATTCAGCATTTGGTTCATTAGCCTTTAAATATTTATGTGTTTTATTGGCATCTGGTGCAGGTTGTCTAGCAGTATCAAATATCATCCAATCACCAGTACCGCTTGATTTTTTAACCATTATAAACGCAGGTCTAAATCCAACTGTAGTAACATTTCCTGTGCCACCTGTACCACTATAAGTTCCAAATGAACTATACCCAGTTACACTATGGAAACAGTAGGCTATATATGTTCCACTACTTTGATTAACACCACCAGAAGAACCTAAACTAAATAAAGCATTTGTTGGTGCAGTATCATTCCACGCACCATCGTCATCAAAAGCAGCAGCAGTTGAATTTAATTTTATTGCATCAGTTTGTGCATCAGCAGCTATTCCATCATGGTATACAAACCAACTTTGACTTGAACTTCTGCGTTTAATAATCATCATTTCTGGTGCAGAACTAAGTCCGTGTCCTACTGTGGCATTAGAACCTGTACCAGTATAAGAAACTATACTCTGTCCATAAGTAGTATTTGCTCTGACAGTTGAAGTAATACTTCCGTTAGTGTTAGAAGCATTAGAGCCACCCATATCCCAGCACCAAGCAACGTGTGGGTTATCATCTGTATTTAAACCTACATTAGTACCCACTGTAAAACCATCAGTATTAAACGCTGTTAAAGTACTGGATATAGTAGATTCAGCGGATGAGTCATTAGGATATAGAGCCTCTTCAGTTCCTCTAATTTGGTCATATATAGTGCCCCAATAACCCCCATTTGTTCTATTTTTAATCCAAACTAAATCTGGTGAAAAGCCTACACCTGGCACTATGTTATCAGCAGCACCAGTACCCGTATAAACATTAGCACTAAAACCTTCTACTTCATAGTCTTGCTTGAATGGTAGATAGAATCCATTAGTACCATAAGTTACTCCACTTACTTCTTTAGGTTTCCACTCTCCGTAATCACCTGTTTCTCCGAATGAAGATGGTGTTAAGGCAGTACCATCTATGAAGTGCATCTCTGCCATATAGCCATCATATAATTCTCCACCACTGCCATTTGCACCTACTCTGTGGAGTACATCTAAATTATATCTAGTGTCTAAATTTTCACTTGGATTTGTTTCTGTTGCAAAACTTGTAACTTCTGTTCCATTTACATATAGCCTAATTCTATTTCCAGCAGTTCCATTTGTAGTATCAAAAGCAACAACTATATGATACCAAGCAGAAGTATCTCTAAATTTTTGATTTGTTGTATAATTATAAGAAGAACTACCACTTACTTGTCCTTTTATAATCATTTGGTCTGAACTATTTATCATTATTGCATCATAATTATTAACATCAGTAAATGGTTGAAATAAATGTGGTGCTCCATAGGAAATATTACCTCTTTTAAACCATACACTAAAAGTAAAAGTTCTACGATTACTAGCACTAGCTGGTGTCTTACTTAAATAAACACTATCTCCATCTTCAAACCTAAGACTCTGGTCTAAAGTGAAATCTCCTGAGGAGGCAGGTATGGCTGTTGCTGGAATTAAAGACATTGTATAATTACTCCTTTATGTATAAATTGCTGAATTAGTCATATAGACGTTAGTACCGTCTGAAAAATAGGCTAATAAATATGTTCCTGCTGTAGATATTGTTGATAAAAAATTAGCGTCTACTTTAGTATTAGCATGTGCTGACACGGTATGTCCACCTGAATTAACAAGTAGTATGTTACCAGATTGTGACACAATACTTGTGAAAGTTAATGTGAAATTTCCTGATGGAGTACACTTAAAGTGATTACTAGCACTTAAGGCAAATGAACCATCATTATCTGTGGTCATTGTTCCTACTGCTGCACCAGTTACAGTTACTCCGTTTGCAGATGTTGCAATTTTTGAAGCATTATTATGATACAAAGTTACAGCACCATCATCAACAAATGTAGCCATAGTTTCATCAGTTCCAATAATATCTATTTGACTTCCATAAATTTTCAAATTACCAGTACCTTGGTCTTTGATATAGGAGTTACTACCATCGTGATACAATCTTAAATCGCTACTAGTACCAAGATTCATTCCTACACTATCACCAAGATTTAAGTCACCTGTCATAGTACCACCAGCTAAAGGTAATTTAGTAGAGTCTGTTGAAGCTCCAGTAAAAGTAGTAGCTGTTAACACACCTTCGGCAGTTAAGGAGCCGATTTGTCCCGCATTTGACTGAAAAATGATGTCATTACCGACGCCATCTGCGTTTAGTGTTAAATCGGTAGATGAGCTCTTTAATGTACTCATAAGTTACTCTCCTTTATGTACTTTGTTTTCATAATATTAATAATTCATTCCTATGCCATGAAGTTGTGTTTCTTTTGACCCACTTGATTGATTTGCCCATACAACTTTATATCTAACATCAGTTCCGCTTGTACAAGTTACTTCTGGACATTTTGCCATTAAGATTCCTGTACTAAATGTTCCAGCTGCAACTGGAGTACTTTCAGTCCAGTTACTTCCCCCGTTGCAAGTGAAATAAACTTTTAAATCTGTTCCTAAAGTAGCTGTACCTTCTTCATTCTTATAAAGAATAACTCCACTTACTTTTGTTTGAGCAGCATTAGCAGTCTGTGCTGTTGAAATTAATGTTCCAGTTGCACTAGCTACTTCTGCTGAATAAGCTGTAGTTGGTGGTGTAAATGTAGAGCTAGCAATATATAATGGGTCAGCTGCCACAGCTAAAGGATTTTCTCCAATTTGCATACGATATTCGTCTATATATCCATCAATATACCAACTTTGGTTTCCACCCCATTCACTCAATCTTGGCTGACCAGTAGTGCTAATTGAACCAGATGCTATTGTTTGTGATTTATCTAAAGTACCATCAACATACCACGAAATATTTGTATCTGAAGTTCTTGCTATTGCTATGTGATACCATTGACCAGTATTCCAACTATTTTTTGCTCCTTTTGGAGTACCTAAACTTTGCCAATTACCTCCACTAGCTGCTACTTCTAATTGTAATTTAGTATCACTTTCAGAAAGACCAAATGCAAACCATTGACCATCAGTCACTCCAGCAAAAAATGTTTGCCTTCCAGAACCAGTTACATTTGTTGGTCGCCACCAAAAATCCAATCCCCATAAACTACTGCCTATTGCAGGTACATTAGCAAATGTAATATACTCAGAACCATCAAATAAAGCCGAATAACCACCAAATTTAGATTGAGCAGAACTTCTCGTTGTACCAGTAACGGTAGTTGATACAGATGTTCCAGAACTGTCAGTTAAAGAAGTGTCATCCATATGAAGCAGTATTTTTGTATTACTGTTTACTCCAACAGCGGGAGTTATTGAAGATACATATTCACTAGTAGTATTTCTATCTACATCTGTTTGTGTGCCAAGTCCTGAATCATCTTCAAACTGGTCTATAAAAGAATTGGGAAGATTAAATGCAGCTTTGTTATCTGCTATTGCAGAGTGTAGTGCTAGAGTTGCTATATCTCTTCTAATTGATTCTAAATTAAGGTTAGTTAAGTTAGCCCCACTTATAGCAGGTAAAGTACCAGTTAATTTAGCCGCATCAATACCCGTAGCTAAATGTTCATTATCAATACCACCTGCCGCTAGATGTTCACTATTAATAACATCATCAGCTATCTTACTGCCATCTATTCCATCAGCCTGTATTTGAGCACTTGTTATTCCTGTACCTGAAATTGTGATTGCCATAATTTACCTCTATGCTATTACCCAGGTCGATCCCGTTGGAATCGTTACTGAGGCGCTTGTAGCTATCGTTACCGGCCCTGCTGTCAGAGCGTTCTTATTTGTAGCTATTGTATAATCTGTACTAATAGTATGGGCATGTTCATACAGACCTTTAGTTGTAATATTTGCATCTGTATTATCTAAAAATTCTGCGAAAACATCTCCTGTACTATCTAGTAGTTCTGCTAGTTGTCTTGCTTTGCCCATAGTTTACTCCTTAATCTGCTACTAATGATACAAATGCAGGGTCTACCTCATCTGTAGGATTAGCTGTGAAGTGTGTACACATATCTATCTCTCTAGTATGAGTAGTTGTATCTGGCCCATAAGTAACATCGCCATTCTCTGCTGTATGCTTAACTTTTCTAGTTTCAGTATGAGGCTTATTTTCGTAAGCCTTAATTTTGTCTAAAGTATCAAGAGCAGCTATTGCTGTCTTAATTGTTTCATGCTCACTATATAAAGTTGTAGCATAAGTAGCTATATTAGCTGGTACTGCTGTACCTCCTTTAGAGGCTCTAGACCAATACCAATCTATAGCTTTATGTAAACCAGCTGCATGATTATCAGCTTTGTCTAACATACCTGTTTTTAAGGTTGCTACGTCTCTAGCTGTTCCTGCATAAGTTCCCACTACTTCTGCTCCTGATGTATCCACCGTGAAAGCTCCATTCCAGTAATATCTACTATCTGGAGTTACTTGACTGTAAGGCTTAATGCCTAAGGAAGTCAAGGTCGCCGAATCTCGGAAAATGCCCGGCGGATACGTTACGTCACCAATAGTCATTGCTTTTGGTGTCTTAATAATCTGTGAATTGTAATACCACATATTGTCTCCTTGATTTGCTTTGTTTGTTAAAAAATTTGCTAGACTATCTAGCGTTTGCGTATTTAAAAGGTGTTTCTGCAAATGCTATGTAAATGTATGTCGAACCACTTTCATTGGTGTTGTCATCTGTTGTTCTTATCTTAAAACCATTTGATAAAAAGTCTTTTTTACAATCAGCAGATGGGTCTGTATATTCTGCTGCACTATCATTAGCAAATATAACTTTATCAACCACATTACTAGGACTTGATTCATTATTAACTATATGCCAATGACCAGTTCGGCTTGATGGCTTTATTAAAACATAAGCAGGTCTGAATCCTGTGTACACAAATGTACCATCAGCATTACCATTACCAGTATATGAACCGACCTTAGAGTAGCCATCTACAGAGTGAAAACAGTAGGCTATATGTGCATCACCTGAACCATTTATTTGGTTGCCATCATCAACACTAAATACAGTAGATGTTGGAGTTGAGATACCTAAGTTTGCTTTAGCATTTGTCAAATTAAGATACATATAATCAAGAGAGCCATCAATAACTGTGGTAAAAGAAATCCAGCTATCAACATCTGTTCTATTCTTAATATGAATCAGTTCTGGTGCTTTAGACAATCCGTGTCCTATGGTAGCAGGAGAATTACCATCACCAGTATAACTAACAATACTAAACCCAGCATCTGTATTAACACTTACTGTAGAATCTATATCACCAACAGTATTAGCCGAACCACTACCACCACCTTTCCAGCTGTGAGCTATGTAACCCTTAGTGTTATTATTAACTTCAGCATTACTAGAATCAGCACCTAAAGTAAATCCATCTGAATCAAAAGAAGTCATAGAATCGGAAATAGTTTGTTCTTGTTCAGTACTATTTGAATTAATATCCTTAGTAACACCTCTAAGAACATCAAACCATTGATGGCTATATCCTGCATTTTGATAATTTTTTATTACTAATAAATCTGGTTGAAACCCAACTCCTGTAATACTCTGCCCACCTGTAGTTCCAGTATAAAGCACAGTATTAAAATGCTCACTAGGTGTAACAGTTGCTGCTGGTAGGTTAGATGTACATAACGCTAAGAAACCACTAGGCGGTTCATAATAGAAATCACCTATACTATTACCATCTTGATTGCCTTGTGCTGTCTTGTTACCTGCGAAACTTGAGTCTGCACCGAAGTTCCAATTAATCGTAACACCGTGAGCAGCACCACTAGCATCTGACATAACTGGAAAGAAAGTTCCAGTTAATCCAGTATACGCATCTCCTTGTGAAACATTATTTTTATAAAAAACTAAATCACCATCATCAGCATCATAAGTAACCCCAATAATATCGCCAGTAGTCCAAGTAGCACCATAAGCACTACCCGAAACATTTTGTTTCCAACCAGTTAAGGCAGTATAAATATACTCATCTGCTACATCCCCTGCTTCAGCACCAGAATTATTTAAGATACCCTTAGTAATACCAATTTTTGCAGCAGCAGAGCCAGTATGGGCAGTCATTAAAAATTCCCAATACCACTTACCGCTACTCATACCCATAGTACCACTTGTATAGCCATTACCAGAGGCAGGTGTTACAACTTTTAAATTTCCTTCTGCATAACTTGATGGTTGTTCACCCGACATATTTATTAAAGGATTCATTGTAGCAAAGTTATTCGTAGGACTATCAACCATAATATCTGACTCTGTTAAGTTATTACTTGCCCAGTCATTATTATTGCCTGATTGGTCTAACCAATAAGCGTACTCTCGTTTGTCAGCGAAAGCTGCGTAGATGTAGGTATCGCCTGAAGCATTGATACCAGCATTTGTACCAACTAGTTGAAATCCAGTAGCAAGATAATTAATCAGCATAGAAGAATTACCACTTTCAGCACTATCATTATTAGCAGTTACATTATTTTGTTGTGAATGAGGAAAACGAGTATTGTCATACATATACCAATGTTCACCAGTAGTATTAGTTCTCTTAATCATTATGAACGCTGGATTAAAACCTGTTGTAATTGTATGAGTACCTGCTGTACCAGTATATGTATCAAACTTACTATACCCAGTTACACTATGGAAACAGTAGGCTATATGATTATCGTCAGTATAATTCGTTTCATCACTTGTACCTATTGAAAATACTGTGCTAGTTGGTGTAGTATCATTCCACCTATTAACATTATCATAAGTAGCACTATCATCATTTAGTTTTAATGAATGTGTATTTCCTAAACCTGTATGGTAAACAGCCCAACTTTTAGCAAGTTCTAATTCTTTAACTATTATCATTTCTGGAGCGGAACTAAGTCCGTGTCCAACTGTTTGAGCAGAAGTCTGGTCACCAACATATTTAACTATACTCTGTCCATAAGTAGGATTTGCTTTAACCCTAGAGTCTATTGAGCCAGTATCATTGTAGTCTGAGATACTATCCATACCACCAGCAAATGCCATATAAACATAAGTTGCCCCACTAGCATTTACATCACCTAAATTTGCTCCAATTGTAAATCCAGTAGAAGTAAACTTAAATAACTCTCCAGACTGTGTAGCTTCTGCATCAGTAGTATCTGCTTTAACATATTTATCAACATCATTAGACATTGGATTACGAACATTATCAACTATAACCCAATTACCAGTACCGCTTGTTTTCTTAACCATTAAAAATGCTGGTCTAAATCCTAAAGTTACACTATTAGAGTGGTTAGTTGTAGCATCACCTGTATAAGTTCCAAACTTGCTGTAGCCAGATACACTATGGAAACAGTATGCTATAACACTTTCATTATTACCATTTACATTTGCTCCTGCTCCTAGTGATATAACAGATGATGTTGGTGATGTATCATTCCATCTATTAACATTATCAACTGTCGCATCTGTTGTATTTAATCTTAAGTAGTCTGTATTATCTCCATAATAAACTTCCCAATTACAAACTCTATCACGATTTTTTACAATTATCATTTCAGGTGCAGAACTTAATCCGTGTCCAATAGTAGCATTAGCTTCTGTACCTTCCCAAGATACTATAGATTGCCCATAAGTAGGATTAGCCATTACAGTTGAAGTAATACTACCATCTGTATTAGTAGCAGTAGTACCTCCCATATCCCAACACCAAGCAACTCTTGTTTGATTATCTTCACCAGCCCAATTTGAAGTGCCTAATGTAAATCCATCAGGAGTAAAAGATTTAACACCATTTGTATAACTTGTTTCAGCACCTGTTTCAGTAGTAATTAATTGTTTTTGAGCCCCTCTAACAGAATCTTGTACATAAGTATGGTCTGCATCACTCCTAGACTTAAGCCAAACTAAATCAGGCTGAAAACCAACTCCTGAAATTTCTCGATTATCTACCGCATTGCCTGTCCAAATAACACAACCAAAACCAGTAGGACTATTAGCACCCATATCCCAGTTCCAAGATACATAAGATGAACCGCTTCCATTGTAAGCATCATCTGTTCCTAATGAAAATCCATCAGAATTAAATGAATTAACACCAATATATGTACCTTCTGAGTTTGTATTATTAGAATTTAGTCTATTTCCAGCACCTCTAATGACATCTACAAGTTGATGAGAAACTGAACCGTCTCGTCTTTTTGTCCAAATTAAATCTGGTTTAAATCCAGTACCACCAATATAATGTCCGTAGTTTCCATTACCTTTCCAAGTAACCGTACTAAAACCCTCTACTGTATAGTCTTGCTTGAATGGTAGATAGAATCCATTATTTCCGTATGTCACACCTGTAACTTCCTTAGGTTTCCATTCACCATAAGTACCTGTTTCTCCAAATGAAGCTGGGGTTAAGGCTTGTCCGTCTATGAAATGTACTTCTGCCATATACATATGACCACCTCGGCTACCACCCCCTCCAGTTTCTTGCCATATACCTATTCGGTGTTCTAAAGCATCATTAATAAACCCTTCGTAATTTTGGGCTGGATAATTATCAATTGAACCAGAATAACTTAAATCCGTAACCTGTGCACCATTAACATAAAATTTAACTCTATTAGTATCTGTTGCTTGTGTCGTATCTACTGCAAGAAGAATATGGTACCAAGCTGAAGGGTCACGATACACTGGAGTTGTATATTCATAAAAGATATTACCCCCACCAGTTGTTCTTTGTTGAAAAGCTATCGTACCGTTGCTATTCAATACTAAATGTTGAAAATTATTATC